TTAATTATTTTAATCCTCCCCTTGTATTAAGCGATATGGAGTTGCATTAAATTGCTTTTGCTATTTCAACAAGTAATCTCATGAACAGCGGAATCATTTGAACAACTATATAGCCAATCCCTGCACGACTTATTAACGAGAAGCCTCGTTCCTGGCTACCAACCATAATGAACAGCCCGCCGCATAACGCTACAACGGATGCAATTGGATAGGAAACTGCTTTAATCAAGAAAATAACCGGCTCAAACGCATTTACAATACGATTGTACAGTTGGCCATCTATATAATTTTTTATCTTCCCATCGTTGGACTGCACATCTTTAAATACTTCATTCACATCTGGATTATTTCCATCAGCAAATACGTGAGGAATATCTATAATGTTGCTGAATATAATAGCACTACCGATTACTATACTTACTCGCACTGCGACAGGTGCGTATTTTTTTGCTTTCTTTTTGAACAAGCTCCACTTTTTCTTTGCCCCGTAGTTACCATCCATAAAATCTTTGATGCTCATTGTCTCTGTTGCCATATGGACCATCTCCCTATTTTTAATGGAAATCAGTAACTGTAAATATGTTGCAATCCAATCCCTCGCAAAGCTTCTCTAGCTGTTTTCTGCGGTATTCCGTCGTGGTGTACCAAATAAATTTAGGCGCCTTCTCAAATACGTTGCATTCAATTAATTTGCGATATTTCTGCATCTTGATACGGTTCGCACTCATCTTTTGCTCGTGATCCACCTCCACGATGTGATAACGGCCATTATCCGTAAATAGTGCATCTGCAATTATGGAAACGATACCTTTCACGTTCATTTTAACTTCCTGCTTCCACGTTTTCGGGCATTCATAAGCGATGTAGATGTCATTTCGCATTATATAGTGGCGAAATTGATTCGAACGCTTGAGTATTTTCTTACTCCCGATACGTTCGCGCCCTTCTTTATTGAGATAGTACACCTTCTCCCCATCCCTAAAGCTAGACACATATTCTTCAAGACTTTTCATCACACGCGAAGCATTCCTGTCACCGCCAAGATCATGAAGTACCTGGATTTGCTTTCTACTTAAAAATCCCAACTTCTTCAAGCTCAAGAGTATGTTTTCTAAGCGTTGTTCCTTCATGGCTAGTTTTTGCATCTTCATGCTCCTTCCTCGCTCTTATGTTGATATGTGGCTTTATGATATTATCAATTTGTTTATTATCGATATAAACCGTCTGTAGGACCTTCTTCTCATTTGTTTGGTATATTGCTCTCCCTTTTATGTTAGGAAGACTCTCTGCACCGCCCTCATCAAGTACAGCTCGACTTCCCGCTTCTGTCTGCAATCTAAAGCAAATACGAGCGCCTATATTTTGTCGTAACTGTGATGGCAAAGCTTCATTTGTTGGGTATTGCGTCGCATATACCAAGCGAAATCCCGCTGCCCTGCCACGACGACCTATATCTACAATGATGTCCCTGCACTCCTGATATGGGGCTATGTCGGCTGCTTCATCGACAATTACAAAGTATCGCACTGGATCCCCGGCTTCTTTTATATCTTCGTATCCTTTTTCTAGTAAGTATTCGTTTCTAGCATTCAGTTTATCTTGCAATTCCCTTAGAGTCTCTAGGGCTTCCTCTGGATTCTTCGCAATTGATTCGACCTGATTTAAGAATCTGTATCGGTTGAAAGAGAGACCACCCTTCAAATCGATTAGGAATAGATTTATATTTTCTGATTGGTTGCGTACCAGAGATGTAATGATAAGCTTTAGTACATTTGATTTCCCCATATCCGTCATACCGGCAGAAATCATATGAGATAGCTGATCAAAGTCATGTTTTACTAACCCATCCCTTGTATAACCGATAGGGACTTCCCATCCTCTACACTGCCTCATCATGTCTTCCTCAAACTTCACAAAATCAGGAATCCCTTTCTCATAAACTCGTATTTTCAGCAAACCATCGTAAGACAGCTCAATTTCCTTTCTAACGAGTTTTTTCTTGTTTATGATGTTTTGTATTTGTTTTAAGATATCTTTTCGCAAACGAAGAGATTTGAAGTCTTGTAGTTTAAAATCGTAAACTTTGCTCTTATGATTTAATCCATCCTCTAAATGCTGAATCTTGTGTTCAAAATCGGAGAAGCTAAGACCAAGCGGAATCCTATACGCATATTCAACTCCCCAATCATTTCTCGTTTTGCGAAGCAGTTGTATAGTCCTGGTCTCTTTTCCTTCTTTTACTTTTAATCCGCAGTTCGCGCAAATCCTTTGAATCTTGGAGGCATCGTTAGTTGCTCCTTTTTGATGCATTTTCGCAAAAAGAATTACACTACCAACAGCAGCAGAACTTAATAACTCGAATATCAAAGCGTGACACCACCTATCTAGATGTATTCTGCAAGAATAGTCCCTGAAGATTAGAAGAGATAAAAACAGCTATGAACCATTGAAAATACTAATTTTGTAATGTCTAAAGCAATATTCTGTGAGCGAATTCTATTTGGAATAGAGAAAACGAATTTTTAAAAGGCTATCAATTTGGAACTGAGAATCGTAATTTGTTTGGTATGGTAAAAGGTATTGAGTACTGTTTGGCCTTTATGTCAGTTTTTTTCTCGCGTTTAAAAAAATGACGGAAAGGGCAAGCTATTCATGAGGTGGTAAAGGTGTTTGGATTAGGTAAAAAACGGAGCAAATTTGGTAAATGGCTAGACAAACAAGGGATCACACAAGGGGAATTGGAGAAGGCTGCTGAGTTAAGTAGGGGCACTATTTCGAAAGTGTGTAATGATAAAAAGTACAGACCTAAGTTTTCAACTGTATCCCAAATAACAAGGGGATTAAAGAAGTTAGGAAAAAACATAAATGAAAATGATTTTTGGATGTAGCTTCGTGAAAAACGGAGCTATTTTTATTCTTTTAAAAGAACGTATATTCTGTGTGATAAGAACAAAAAAACGGAATAGCATTAACAAATGCATTCCGATATGATTAGAAAAAGGAGAGATGAATATGACGAAGGATATAGTAAGAAGAAATCAAGCTGGAGCTATTATTTATGATAATATCAATGATTTTGAGTATTTGAACATACCTATGATTCTTAAAGAAGAAGACGCGCCAGTATATGAAGTTCTTAGTGTTGGTACTGCCGGAAAGGACGACGTTGCAGCGGTTTCAATGGATAGAATTACAATGTCAAGGACCGTCATACAAGTAGCAACAATTAAAAATAGTGATGGGAGCGTTAAAGCGTATCGCTTACCAATAGAATTAGAAAAATGGGTTCAGCACTGTATGAACGCAGTGTTAGAAGGATACAAACCCTTCCCAAGAAAAGTGGCGTTTGGAATTATTAATAATAAATATTATGTTGAATTCAAATAAAAAAAGAGCCGCCCAACAGGACGGCTCTTATTTTTTTACTTCACATACACATAGGCTTCATTTGCAGTAATATAGTACGTTTTACCTTTACTATTGTGCACTTTATATTGCGGGTATCCATTGACGTTTATTTTTGCATCAATTGTAAAACCTAAACCTCCATCTACAGAACCAGCAACATCTTTATCCTGCCAAGATGGAGCATCATAGAATCGTAAATTATTAACTTTAGAAATAACACGCTTACCTACAATTGATGAATCTACTGTGCTCTTCTTACTAAACTTCACATAAGATGGATCGTTCTTAATCCATTGTTCTCCACCAAGATTTAACCAGCCATCCTTTTCACCCCATACAACATACGATTCCGGTTTATTTAACTGGCGAATCTTAGAATAGCTTGTACCAGGTCCTTTACGTAAATTTACGTTGTAACCTTCAATATAAGCAATACCATCTGTTACAGCCGTTGGAACTTCTGCTGGTTTAGATGGCTTATCAGGAACGGAAACTTCCACACTAGAATTATTGTATGCTCGTTGTACATCAGCGCGGAATTGAGCTTCTGATACACCATGAGACTTTAAGTAATCAAGTGGGTCTTCATGATCAGTTCCACCAAGATATTTTGTAACATCATAGTGAGTCCATAATCCTTTTTCTACAGATAATCCACGATCACGAAGGATTTTAGCCAATAACTTAACGTACTTATCATAGCTTCGTTTGAATTTCTCATAATCACTTGTTTCGCATAATTCTACGTGAACAAATCGTTTATTTGCTCCTGGTCCTGCGCCATAGGCAATGTATTTCGTATCAGCAATTTGGATTGTTTCATTCCAATCAACTGCATAATGCACGAATGCTGAACGCCACGTACGAGACTCATACTTTTGAATATTAATAGCTGGCGCTTCAGGAGTTGCTGTAGAATGTGCTACAACGCCCTCATAAGCACCTACACCATTACGGTATGGTTGTTTCGGTAAATCAGGAATAATCAGTGTTCTATCCGCAAAAGCACTTGTTGCAATGGATAAAACTAAAATAACAGCAAAGAGTACAGAAGAAATATGTTTTAATGTTTTTTTCATTTTATATCAGCATCCTTTTTCATAATTTTTGTGTGGTCAAATAATCCACTTGCTGATAGACCAATGATGATTCCTTGAAATACATTTGTTTTGATATCTCCGTCCAAAAATAAAACGCCTAGCACAATGCCAAGCGTTAAATTCAATAACGGAATATATTTTGTTTGTAATCCAATTGTTTTTACGATTTGTGAAAGACCAACTACAATTCCAATCATTACAGCTAAACTCACCATTACATACCACCTCCTTTCATTAAGAAAGTGAGAATGCCGCCGACAATTCCACCGACAATAAGTCGCAAAATCCATGTGGTATTGGCGCTGATTTTATCTAACTGTTTGTTGATATTGATAATGTCTTTCTCGTTACCTGTTGTCCGCATTTCTAAACTTTTAATTTCCAAGCGAATGTCCTTAATATCTTGCTTTATTTCTTGAACATCACTTCTTACTTCTTGTAACCCTTCCACTTTGACCACCTCATTTCAAAATAAAAAAGCCTGCTATAAGCACGCTTCGGTTTGTTGTAAAAGCCGTATTTTGTTTATAATGAATAACCCATCACTGAACTATTTGTAATTAAATCTTCTCTTTCATTTTTAATTAAATATGAGTCGATACCGGTTTTTAAGTCTGGACGCCTTGAAACAACATAAGTGTATGTGTATATTTCATCAATAACTCTTTGCGCTAAATAATTTGCCATTTTACATACCTCCAAGTAATACATCATCCAGAGCTTGCTGTGTTAGTTCTAACTGTTTTTTAAGTAATTCTAATTCTGACGGTTCCTTTGGTTGTGGTTCTTCTGGCTTCGGTTCAACCGTTTTCACCCATTTACCTTCCTTGAATACAGGCTCGTAAGCTAACCAAGGACAAACTTCTAAAGTACAGTTAGGAGGGATGTCAGGCTCATAGCCTACAATGACATCTTCTTCATATGGCACTTTAATAGTTTCATAATCTACACTTGCCATTACACAGTCAGGACATTCGTATTTACTGATTACTGGTAACTCTTCACCTGTCTCTTCGTCAATCTTAGGCTTGTACGTGCCATCTTCAATGGATTGGTGAAGCGCGCATAACTTTTCTTCTGTTACGATTTCTTTTTGTTCTTCGCGTTCAAAAGTTCTCTTCTCGTAAATCGGTTTCTCGTCTAAAAGTCTATAATCAGTAAATTTTCCGTTTTCGTCATAAAAATACCCATATTGTCTAGTCATGCGTTTTCCTCCTTAATCTACTACATAAGTAATCGTATCGTATACACTCTTATCGGTAGCGCTAAACTTGATATTCCCTGCCGCTTCTACTGTCACCCTAACGACAGTTCCATCAGTAGCTAGCGCATTAGTCACCATGAATGTTGAAGGTCTCATTTCAGGTGGGATAGTAGCAACTATATTATCTGTAGAACCTGCTTTTCTTTTAAGTGCAATTCTAATAGTGACCGTGTTCCCTCTTCTTCTTGCCACATTAGGTGTACCAGTATCGAATGCTTCACCATTAGCCGTTACAACCAAGTCAACTTGGCTGTCTTTCGTTTTCGTTACTAAGTTTGTGTTTGGGGCGGTTACATTAAACGTGTTAGTTGCTTCAAGGTACTGGAATACTTGTTTATTATTCTTCCAGTCATACGCTTGGAATCCGCTCTGTTCTAGTAGTAATCCACTCTGAACCTGCCCGTCAATAATTCCTCGAACCGCTTTTGACGCTCCACTTTTTACGTCAAAATTCAAAGTACCCGTTAAAGTGTCGCCTGTTTTCTTTAGAAGATTGGATGCAGAGTTTACTGTGAATTCTTTAGTGGCAGGATTGTACGACCATACGACTTGATTTTGTGCAATATCATAAAATGAAAATATTCCTGATGTATTGTTCCGAAATAAAATATCGTTAGCGGTATTTTTAAATCTGAGGTCACCCGCTTCAAATATCGTCGTTCCTGTTATCGTTCCACCTGTAGTTTTTAACAGGTTTGTATCTGACAAGACTGTAAATCGTTTAGCCACTGGGTCATATTGCCACACCCTCGCAAGGTTTTTGTAGTCATATAAGATAAGTGCCCCATCTGTAGCGGATTCTAAACCGAATAAAGCTCCAGTAGCATCTCTCCAACGATAACCTTTACTCTTAGATCCGACTGAAATATCCATGTCTACATTACCCGACATGGTACCACCTGTTTTTGGTAACGCCGTATCTGCTTTTACGCCGGCTGCAATAATCCCGTTAATATCTACACCTTCAAGTTTCTCCCCTGCTTCAATTGCTTTTTGAATAACTGGAAATTCATTTGTAGATTTCATTGCTTCATCAGACATTATCGATTCATCAACAGCAAAAACAAATTTGCATGTTTCAATTACTTTATTATCAGGGAAGGTTAACCTTAATTGCGCAACTACGTTTCCGTAGGCAATAAGTGTTTGTGTGCTTAATACTACATAATACTTACCTTGCATTTGATTTACATTCTGTACATCTTGGAACACTCTCTTGCCATCAGGCTTTAAAAATGCAATTTGTACCTTTGTAGCTGTCGAGAAATCCGTAACTACTTTGTCATGAGTTACATTGATTAATAGCTTGGCAGAGTTTAAATCATTCTGATAAAACCGCATTACCTTTAGTTCTTCTTCTTTTGTGGCGAAATCTTTATGTTGCATTGTGTCAATTGTTATTTCTCTTACTTTTAATAGTTCTGCCAAATGGATCACTCCTTTTGTAAATTAAAAAAAGACCAGCTTATGGCTGCTCTGGTTTCTCATTTATTAATTGTTGTTTCGGTTTATTTGTTTAGTAATTGTTGCACTAATACCTTTAATTCATCAATTTCAGCTTTCATTGAAATTTTCTCAAGTTTTTCTGCTTCAAGTTGTTCTTTAAGATTGTCAACTTCCTGCTTCAACATACCGTGGTCAAATTGAAGATTTTCAACTTTAAAGTCAACTTCTTGTATTGCTTGAATAGAAATTGCAACAGAGCTATAAAGTTTTATAGCGTCTTTCTGTGGTGTGGTGAATACATCGTCAGTGTCCTGCGCAATCATACCGTAATTAATTGGAAGTGTAATAGACTCCCCTGACTCGAAGCGTTCAACATCTCTTATAAAGTGATACTGTTTGATGTTTACAGAGTTGATTTTATCTAAAGCAGAGAATGGAAGGTCTTCTATGTCCGTTTTAAGCGCACGAGAAGAATTAGGGATAAATTCTTGCGCCCACATACGCCCTGTAGCAGATATATTTTCAGTAGCTCGTAGTGTTCTAAGTTTAATGTCTCGGAAAGCGTCACCTGTCGCACTTTTAATCTGTAATCCTTCACCTACATAGTCAGGATGCCTTGCCATTCTAAACATGATCTGATTTGCAAAAGTAAAATCTACATCTCCTTGAGCAGTTGGAGCTAAGTCTTTAATTGTCATTGCAGGGAATGACTTGTTATCACTTGTATAAAAATTAAAGTAGCCACGCTTAGCGGTCAAATTGATATCTTTAGAAGAACTCAAGGTGATAAAACCTGTAGTACCACCTGTAGAACTAGCAGTAAGAGAGATGTTGCCGTTCGTATTAGTTAAACTCATATCGCCTACAGAGTTAATTTGCATTGCTCCATCATATCTGTAGAAATTGATATAGGAAGATTTAATGACGTCATTTCCATTACGACCTGTAGCAATCCCAATCGAAGCCACTGAGTTAGTGAATACGTTTGAATTTATTGTAGTTTGGTCAATTACTAATGATCCGTTTAACGTCCCTGTTGTCTCATAATCATTACCAAGAATTAAAGCGGACTGAATGTTCCCGTCTGTACGCTCAATGAATCCTAAATAACCTCTACTACGTCCACCACCGTATACAGTTAAATTCTGTGCATTTAAACGAATATGATTGGCGCCTGAACCTGCAGGAGCAGTTTGAATTGTTACCCCTTGCAAAGTCTGCGCTTTAAGATGTTTTGCTTCAATGTAACCATCAAGATAAATTTTACTCGCTTGAATTAATACAGATTGAGCTGTTTGGTTGATTGTGGAAGCAATTTCGTTATTTTTAACTCGTAAGTTAATCTCATCACTCATTAAAGATAATTGTGAAGTATGATTATCTACTATAGCTTTACTCCCAAAACGCCCGTCAGAATCTGTTTTATTGTAAACATCATTTTTCTCTGCTTTGAGATTAATGCGGTCAGATTGTTGATTTATACTGGTTTCAATAGTAGATACCTTAGAGTCGAATTCAGAAGTAGCCACTTTTTTTGCAATCTCTCCAACAAGTTGGTCGTAGTTAGCATAATCTTTAGGATTTTCCATGAAACTCGAAGGATTCTCACCTTGTTGAAATTGTGGTTGAGAAGCCCAAATAAGGCCGTTTTTATTTATTCCTATACAAGCTTCAGCATGAGTAACAGCGCTTGAAGGTACATCAGCAGTAACGGAAATAAATGTCCATACGCCATCAGTTAACTTATCTTTTAAAGTTACATTCGTAGTTGCAACTACAGTTAACCCATTCCGAAACTTAATTTCCAAATATCCATCTTGATCTAAGCCATCTTTACTATTCGTAAATATCCATGCAGATAACACTACTTTCCCTGAGTTAGATGTAACAGGAGTCATCTGGCTTATTCCTGTCAAAACGTTTCCTGTTAACCCTGTAGCTTGAATCTGAACAGAATTATACCCGTCATGTCTTTTGGATGTTGTAGGTGTAACCGCTGTTCCTGCAGTAGCTGTCACACTCCACTTACTAAGGCTTGGGGTTCTAGAGATAATCACACCAGAACTTGGGTTAATTTCTCTATCTTCAAATGCAGAATTGAATAGAATATTTGTACTGCCTAAACCACCTAAATAATCTTGCATTTGTTTTTCAGAGATTTTCGACTTCATAGATTCATTAGTGAGTTCAAGATCCCTTTTAACTTCCTCGACATCCGGAACGACAACATCCCACACTGTACCTGTCCATATTTTCAAAATACCAGGCTTGCCACCACTAATATCACGCCATAGCGTTTTATTTGGTTTAAGACCCGCGATAGGAGGAGAAACACTTTCTATAATATCGACCATGTTTTGATCCATATAATCTTTTGTAGCAGTAGCTAAATCTTTAGCTGTTTTCGATTCTTCAACAGCTTCATTCGCCTTTTTAGCTGTATCATTTGCTTTTTCTTCTAATGCAGCAAACCATTCTTTCGATACTTTGTCATTAATCATGGAAAGCATCTTTTGATACAGTCTTCGCAACGCTTCATCTTGGTTGACTATTTCTACATAGTTTCCAAATTTGTGCTTGTTTTGATGCTTATCCTTATAGGAATTGTCTCCTACAATAGCTCTTGCTTCTAGGTAAAGAGTCGGTGTCATACCTTCGTCGATAATACGGATTGTGTCACCTTCTCTAACATCCTCATGCTCATATCCAAATACGCTAGATATGTCAACAGAATTCACTTCGTAAGTAACGATTGCGGAAACACGCTTTTTTAGCTCCATTTTGGCTAATGTTAACAATCTGGACGGAGTAAGTTCATCTTTTTCAGATTCCGGAGTGTAGAATCCAAATAGATGCTTTCCGTTCACATTCCAACGTTGAAACGCTGCGTCATCGACAATATATTGAGATCCATTATTCACAGATTCGATAGTGATTAACTTGTCGTTACCGTCCGCATCTTGGCCTATATAATACGGAAATAATGCAGTAATAATGTTTTCAGAGTTCTCTATGCGCTTGATTCCTACTAAATCCTTACCGAGAGTAACCTCTTTATTCGTTTCTCTGCCGCGTTTCTTAACAAGGTCAATGAATCTTCTCGGCTTGCCGGTTCCGATCTCTATCCTGTATTGGATCTCGATGTTGTCGAAGAGAGTTGCGATTTGCTGAATGAATTGCAAAGGGCTCATGGGTTTTTCTATTTTAAAAGAGCGTTTCCCTATCGCTTCGATAAAGCCAACTTCCCAATCAGTATGACTAGTAGCAAACTTTAAATACTGTTCAGCACTCCAACTTTTAATCTCTTGCGGTGTTAAAGGAACCTCTTTATCAAGTAAAATCCACTCACCTGATGCATAGATAGTAACATTATGATTTTCAGAGTCTTTTTCGATAGAAGTGATTACATAGGGAGTAATAACACCTGGATTCGTTTCTTTTAATATCAAATTCTTTTGTTGGATATAATCTAGAAACGGAGAATCTTCTAATAGTTTGAAGTCCAGTATGTCGACGTTATCTTTGATTTCCCAGTGTCTTAGATCATCGAAATAATCCGCCGGCTGAATAGTAGCGATAATTTGTTTTGTTTTAAAATCTACAATGTGTAAATCTCCGCTTACCTTCTTCATTATTTGTACCTCTCCCTGTAAACAATTCGCGCTGTCCCTATGTTAGATGGACGTATAATAATATCGTTCCAACCTCTTTTTACAGTAGGGAATCTACTAAAGATGTCTTTTAATCCAATTGCATTTGTTCCATTTATTGTTACTAGTGATCTCTCTGTATCTATCTGAACTTTATCCCCTACATCAAAAATATAAGGAGTTTCATCAAGTGTTAAAGTATTAATCTTCCAAAACTTCACATCTTCAATAAATGCTATTTCAGCAGGCGGATGTGGACCATAAGCGATACAGCCTACAGCTACCTTTGCTACTGGTCTAGAAGTCATGGGGTTACTATCGGACTCGTCTCTCCAGGTGCGGACAAAACTAGCATCATCTATTTCGGTATTTTTGCGATACTTAGCAAAATAGAAACTCCACTCTTTACCTCTGCGTGCTACTGAAACATGACCCCTGAAATTATTAAAGGTATCAGAAGACATGCCCATTTCGTCAGCAATCCACTTTCTAGAACCGCCTGAATCAATAATTGCTTGTGCGGTTGTCATTTCATGACTCATGTATTCATCAGCCATTGATAATTCAACTATTACATTGTCATTAGCGTCTAAAAGCATGACCACTGTTTTCCCCATCCTGCTCCAATAACCTGACTGAAAATACATTTGCACATCAAGTCTAAAGTCTTGAATAACACCACTCGTATTGGGGATAGTTCGTTTCATAAAGGGACCATGCCACTCAGTAGCAGTTCCTATTCCGTATGATTCAGGTGTAAAAGCGTATCCTTGCCATACCTTCATTGCTCCTGAACTTTTATAGATCCCTATTTGACCCGTTACAGCCGTCCAAGGAGTTAAACTATTCATTTCATCCCATATTAGGCGCTCATCTTGTTTTACCACACGGGTTTTAACTCCAGTAGGATAACCAAGCCTAAAATATTCGTCATCATTCCATACATCCAAGAACGGGCTAGGATTTGTCACTTCAATATCGATGATAGGATTTGTTTCTACTGTCCCATTATTTTCAAAGGACACTTTTAATTCCTGATTCTGCACCAGCATAACTTCTGTTTTAACAGCCCCTAATTTATAAGGCATAGGGCAGACAAATGTAATCTTTCCTTTTCCTCTGAAAATTAATTCATCTATGTCTGCTTCACCATCAATTACAGCCATGTAAGTGCGATCTGGTTCATCATCAAAAATCAATTCGCAAGGTTGATCTGTCACAAGCCAATCCGCTAAATCTTCTTTCTTCTTTTGCATTTCACTTTGGCTACCCGCCCTGATAATGACAGGAACTTCTATTGTTCTTACATTTGTATTCGTTTGTAGGAGATACCCTCCTGCTTTAGAAGGAACCTTTAAGATATCTCTCTCAACAGGAGACCATGCAGGTCGGTTAAATCCCATTAAGATAAAGATGTAGTCTTTACGTATCCCGTTAAATGAAAAACTACCTGATGGCATTCGACTACCTCCTTCCGGTATTTTTATCTATAAAAAACACCTCCCTTAGTTAAAAGGAAGGTGTTACAGTTGGTTTAAATTGTGCCAGACGTTGTTTTCGTCTGTTATTTGTAGTTTCTACAGGTTGTGCTAACACTTCTCCAACAACCTTTTTATCCATTACGATGTACGTGTTATTTTGATCGCTCTGATTACTATCTTGAGGCGTTGTTTTAACTTGTCTCTCTTGTTTAGGTGCTATATAAGCGGCTTGTTGTGCTGTAGGATTAACGTTAACCATATCGTTAACAAATCTCTTAGAGCTTGAAAATGCGGAATTCAGAGCTGCGTTATCAATACCACCACCAATGATATCACCCATAACTATATCTTCTTGAAGAGATGAAAATCCATCAGCTACAGCTTCAGCCATCGTTTTAGCTTTATTAACTGCTAAATTCGTTAGCGAAACAATACCATTAGCCAGACCTTCCGTCACAAATTCACCCATTCCATACATTAGACGAGAAGGAGAGTGTATATCGAAGAAGTCGGCGATTCCATCTTTGATGTTACTTGCTACGCTCTTAACAGCTGATACAGCTTTTCCGACCATGCTAGAAATACCGTTAATCAGACCTTGGATAATGTCTTTGCCGATGCTTTTAAGCATTGTACCTGCGTTACTGAAGCATTTAAGGATAGCTCCAATAACTTCAGTGATAATCGTAGAAGATAAACGACCTACAGTCTTCACGATACCATTAATTAAAGCGATAAGTAACTTAACGCCTGTCTCTAGGATTTGTGGCAAGTTAGCTACAATTACTTTAATGAACTCCCATGTTAGTTCCCATGCTTTCTTTAGAAGACCAGGAAGAGCTCGTATGATACCTCTAATGATAGACTCTACTATTTGAATACCTTTTTCTAGGATCGTAGGGAAATTATCCACTAATCCTTTTGCTAATTGGATAATCATTTTAAGCCCAGCGTCTAGCAATCTAGGAAGGACTTTAACGATACCGTCAATAAGTTTCATAAGGATATCAATACCTGTCTGTAGGATAGTAGGAAGATGTTTGATGATAGAATCTAAAAACTTATTCATCATATCATAAGCATTCTGTATCCATTGAGGGAAACGCTGTACAATACCTTCTAAAAGCTTAGTAATAATTGTAATGCCTGATTCAATTATCTTTGGTAACATGTTGCTAATCCCTTCCAGAAGATTTTCAATAATAGTAAGTCCCATCTCTAATATCTTAGGAAGGTTATCAGTTAAACCTTTTTGTATTTTTAGTATCATATCGAGTCCTGCGTTTATCAATGAAGGAGCAACTGCAGTTACAGCAGAGAAGAACGCATTAGATGTATTCACAATAATATCTATAGCTGCTTGTACAATTATAGGGAGTGAAGTCGTGATACCTGTAATGATTGTACTTATGATATCAATACCAACCTGTAATATTGTAGGAATCATTCCTACAATTGTCTCAATGAAACGTAGAATGATAGATCCTGCTGTTTCTAAGAAACCAGGTAACATCTGATTGATACCTTCTACAATCGTAGGGAGGAATCTCAATGCAGTAAGTAGCAATCCTGGTAAACCACCAATCAATATAGTAATCAATGTAGGAAGAATTGTTGTGAATATCTGTCCTAGTTGGGAAGTATCTCCACCCATAGCAAGCCTGATAGCTTCAACAAAGTAACCAATACTAGTCTTAATTTGTTCTATAGCAGTACCAATCAAGATGGCGACGTTCTGGAAACCACCACTCATTGACGATAACCAACTGTTCATGATATCTCCTGTAAGTACCACTTGTAAGATGTATTGCCCCAAATTCAATAGATTCTGACCAAATTCCCCTATTACTGGGAAGGTAGCGATAAAGTCCGCTCTAAATTCAGCAAGAGCAATCCCCATCTGCTTGACACCCATTATCATATTTACAGGCAGTTTCATTAGCGACTCATTAGCGAAGTCACCCGTTCTCGCTACCTCTAGGAAGTACATCCCCATGTCTTTCAAGGTAACGCCCATTCGTGCACCTTCAGCGACTGTGCTAGATACCCAGTCAATTATTGTTTGGCGAATATTAGCTACGCTCATACCGATTTGCAAGGCAGTATTCTGGAATGGTTCAGGAAGGTGAGTTACCCAATCATTAAAGTAATCGCCATCGATAGCGGTATACATTAAGTATTTGCCCATACTCATTACGTTCTGTCCGAATTGTTGAATGGCAGGAAACGTACCTATGATGCTCTCTCTCACGCTACTCATTGTTAGGCCAATCTTAAGTGCCGCACCCTGGAACCCCTCTGGTAAATGAGTTATCCAGTCATTCAAATAATCACCGTCAAGAGCCGTATAGAAAAGATACTTACCCATGCTTGCCATGTTTTGCCCGAATGATTGAATTACAGGTATTGACGATAGTATAGAAGTCCTGATGTTCGCTACCGATTGTCCTACTTTCTCCGCAGAAGCTTGGAATGGCTCAGGAAGATGCCCAACCCACTCATTCATTGCATCCCCTGACTTAGCAGTCTCATACAAGTATTTCCCCATATTGACCATATTAAGGCCAAACTCTTTTGACTTCTGACCCGCTACATTTAACCCCTTCTGCATAGCTTTAATAGAGTTTTGTACCATATCAGATTTATAGGCGTTATTAAGTAGCTCTTTCCCGTTCTTTACAAGATTAGAACTGAAATCTTTGATTGACTTAATAGTACCGTCTACAAAACCTTTAAATTTCTCGTTAGTTTTGTAAAAATGAGTAAAGGCTACGGTTGCACCGGTTATAGCAGCCGCTACGATCCATACAGGAGTGGACATAGTAGCGAATGCAGTTATAATAGGCATCATTAGTGGGCGTAATGCGAATAGAATTGCTCTTAATCCTCTAAAGTAACCTACACCTAATCCTAAAGGTAGTAGCAATCCCATTAAGGCAGGAACTAGCATAATAGTACCTTGAATAAATCTGGCCATAACCGGGTGCGCTTCATTGAATGCTATTGTTAACTCCGCCATCTTAGCCACAAAATTATAAATAGGTACCATTACTGCAGTGAAAGCTTGTCTCATCGGTTCTAGCGCCTTCGTAAGCTTCTCCATCATATTAGTAAATGCCTCAGCATATTTAGGTTCCATTTCCATATTAGCTTTATGCAGAGAACCATACATGAAAAGCATACTCAGCCCGACGCCCATAGCTAGGATAGGCATTCCCATCATTACTGAATTAAGCCTCATAGCTTCATCAGTTAAAGTTTTCATGCTCGCCTGAGGTCCGTGCAGCTCTAAAGCTATTTGTGCAGCTGAACCACTTCGCGCAATTCTATCTAGATTGTCAACTAACGCAAGCGCAGGTCTTGCGGTATTGTACAATGGGTTTTTCATCTGATCTAAGTTTTTCGTAGTCTTAGACGCAAGAGAACTCATAGCATTCATAGCCCCAATAGTTTGAAGCATCCCCATCATAGCAAGCCTGTTAGCATTAATTTGAGCATCTTGAGAAGCTTTCATAGCTTTACCAATATCATTAGCTTGGTTAATGAAATCTTTGTTAGTTCCTTGGAAGTCCTTAGATCCTTGGGCCATTTTGTAGTAACCGTACGTTGCTTTAATCTGATCTTCCATGAAAGGAATCATCGCTAACTTTTGAGCGTAAAAACCTTGTTGCATTTCCATCATCATATTTCTTGCTTCCTGGGACATGTAGCGATAGTTTCCGCCTACATCATGCATTAACCCGCCTATTTCGTCACCGTATGCTCTACGGTACTGCCTAGCATAATACTCAGAGTCGCCCACCATTCCTTGCATTTCTCTGCCCACAGTATTACGCATATCACGAGCTGTGCGGTTCATCCCTCCACCGATTCGGTTTAACTCCCTGTTAATGTTTTGCACATCTCGTCTAACGTTATTGTTATTAATCCGCGCATCTATCTCAACCCGTCCGTCAGCCATTTGAAGTCACCTGCCTCTTTTGTGCTTCCATACGTTTCTGGAAATCTTGAAGTTCTTTTGCTTCTCTAATCACCTTGGCCTCTGGTAACTCATATATAGCTTTCATTTTCTTTATGCGTTTACGCTCGTCGCCGTTGTACTTATCTTTTTTAGGTATGTCGCAGGTACGATAGTATATAGCTGTACGCATAGGGGTTTTCTCTGACAAGTTATTAAATAAAGCGAGAAATTCATCCCATTGTAATTTCCCCTGCTGTTCAAAGAGATTAATTCCATAATCATATAGAAACGACGCATATATTCTTTCTGCATCAATGGTAAAGTTTACGACAGGTATATCCGGATAATCGTCATCTTCTTCATGATGCGATTCTGTCATTTCATTTTTCTTATTTGTTGATAATAAATCGATATTTAATTTATCTCTGAACACGTTGATAATAAGGGTTTCTTTTTCAGTTGGAGATAATTGCGTTAGAAGTGCGTTATCGACAATGAGCATATTCAAAGCTATGTTAGGTTTTATATGCCCCGGAACACTTTCATCATCGAAAAGTTCCATTAGCTTTAAGATATTGTCAAAGGACAGGTTGAGTTCAATTGCAACACCTGCCCAATTGTAAATATCTCTATTTCTGTCAGTAAGTTTGAACATTACTGATCACCTTACTTTTTGACGTTAGCTAAGTATTTTGCCTGTACTTTTTCAGCTTTCTCTTTAGCTTCTTCTAGATAAAGATTATTTAAGTAGTCAACTAACGTCATTAAATTTCCTACAGACTTACCTGCTTTCTCATAAAGATCCTCAAATGTACCTTCACCTAAGAAGGTTTCTACAACGTGTTTTACTAGTTCTTTTTGTTTATTCATTAGATTATCGATTTCTTCATCCGTTGCTTTTTCGTAATCTGGTATTAAACCTTGTACTTCTTTAGTTTTCTTACCAAAGCTTTTTAATGATTTCTGGTATTTATTAATTGCGTCATCGTTAAATTCCACTTGATAAACCTTACCTGCTACATCTACCTCTTTATACGTTTTCTCGAAATTAAATTGAAATACTTGTGACATATAATCCACACTCCGTTTTTTATAGTTTTATATTTTATTCAAAGAAAAAAGAGCCGCATTAACGACTCTTTGTTTTTACAACGTTGGTGTTGCTTTAGTGAATGTTGGCACGCCATCAAAACTGATTGTGAACTCAATTTCACCTTTTGCGTTAGCGTCACCGCCGGGATTTTTAATTTCTGAGATAGTACAACGACCTTCCCACTTATCCCCGTTAGGCTCCGTCACACGAAAATCACTTTTACGAGCATTACCTACTTGGTTAACACGTTTAAAAATAAAATCTTGCGCTTCGTCACCGTAGTATCGATGCCCTTCGAATCCATAAGACATCATGAAACCAGTAATATCACGTTCTGCAGCTCCGCCACCATCGTAATAATACGTTTCTTCTGATTCTTCATTGTTATCTGGATCTACCGAAGTAATCCCTTTCGCAATAACAGCATACTTAGCTGTACTCGTTTCCGAAACATTTAACTCAAATTTATATCCGTGGTTCATTAAAAATCCGCCCAAATTAATTACCTCCTAATTCTAATTCCACTACAAAAAGAGCAGTGTATATATACTCGTTAGACGCTATTTTATCTACGAAATTAGGCTCTACATAAATGTTGAGCCTTCTCAATGTGTAAGAGTTGTCCACTGCGTGAAACTCTCTTCTATGCACATTGTTTAATTCTCTTGCTATTGCTTCCATAGAAATATTAGCTTCTAATTGGTTTTCACTTTTTAAGAGAATCTGAAATTGTTTATTTATAATCTCTCCCTCGAAATATTGCTCGCCAGGAGCTGATGGGATGATCCTAATTGCAATACTTTTTCGTGGAGCATTACTCAAACCTATATCTAATACATCGACTTTTACTGGAGCAAACATGATGTCTTTAGATAGAACAGTAGTTAAGTGGTTCTTCACCGATTCAATTAACCATTTCATGTTTAACCCCCCTATAAATTCCGTCGTATTTCGTTTTCTGTTAATCTAGCCCAATCGCTTGCATGACGTGCTTTCGCCTCTTCAAACCAGATTCCTCTGGCATTAGGGTTAACGTCTTTTGAGAAGTTATATTGCGGGTTGTAGTACAACCTTCTCGCATATGGGGTATTCCATTCAATATGACCTTCACCTGGTCTACTGAAACGTATTGAAGAACGTTCTAATTCGCCAGTATCTTTTGGAATGTAAAAATTACTATCCTTTAACACTTGCTGATCTAATGCGAATTGAGCCTTGTTTATCGCTTCCTCTGCCTTAGCTTCCATCTGTGCAGTATCAACTCGTACATTAATTCTAATCATTGCAGATAAATCTCTGTATGGTGTGGCCTATTAGGGTTCGTTGTATAAAGAGGCTCAACTTCTTTAATGAACATTTCCTTCCCATTCCACACGATCTTAGATTTTTCTTTAAACACTTGATTAGCAGGAGAAGAGTTAACCGAATCGTGAAAGAGTGTCGCTTCAAACGTTACGCTATCACCAGTTGAAGTGTTATATAACCTTTCATTAGGCTGCACCCGCACCCTTTTTAGCACGACTGGCGGAGCGTATGAGGAAGAAGAACCTCCCCATGTATCGTCTTCACCAATGTACTCATGATACTCAACTGTATGGATAAGCATATGCAATGGGATAGGAATGACATTAATCATGAACTGACACCCCCGAATAAAGCAAACCTGCAGGCCTTAGAAAGGCGATTGTACCCTGTGCTATACGAGCATCTTTACCTGCACCTTCTGACTTTCCGCCTCGCAACAATCCATATCGGAACTTACCAACCTGCATTACAGGCGTATCAATCATGGTATTTGCAGAGGTTTCGCCGTATAAGGCGATGTACTCTGTTTGAGCAGCAGTAGCTTTCATTACTTGCTCCTTGATAAATGGTGCTAATTTATCAAAATCAACACCACTCAATTTATAGTTAATAACCTGATCAACTACATCGGAAGCTCTTGCAATCATACGATTCAACATATCTGGGTCCTCAACAGGCATTCCTTTGTATATGTTCGTATAATAATCAGCATCTATATACGCCATACAATCACCTACTTAGCAGCTGCTTCCTTCTTCAGCTTGGCTACTTCTGATTTTAGCTTTTTATTTTCCTTCTCCAGCTCATCTTTTTCGTCCAATGCCTTATTGTACTCAGCCAACGAAACATTTCGTCCACCTGTGGCACGAGTAATAACGTTACCTTCTTCGTCGATTTGATCATATCCATCTAATAGGTAACTATCTAAGCGACCCTCATCAATATTCAGTGTTTTATTCAATCGTTTTACTTTTACTAAGTTACTCATTTACATCATTCCTTTCGTATTAAAAAAAGAGAAAGCTTTAAGCTCTCTCTTTTAAGGAGTTACAGGTGTTTGGATGTTGATCTGTACGCCGTCAACTTTTTTCTGGAGTAAAAATACATCCCAGTATTTACGCTCATAGTACAGGTATTTACCAGAAGTCGCAGCGCTTGGTTCATCTAAATCAACAAACTCATATTGTTGTGGCGAAATAACTGCAGCGGGGTGAATAAGTATCATATCCATTGTTTTAGCAGATCCATCAGGAACAGCACCATTCGTAAAGTTGTAAGCTGTTTTCATACGAGACGAAGGAACAGTTACAATCGTTACATCATCAAGCGAGTAAATAGAACGTTTTACAGTTCCATTATTGGTACCTACATCTAATTGTCGTTGTAAGCCTTCTGCTTCTTTTAGTAGCTTTTTAACAGAAGGGAGAGTGTAAAGAATACGTCCTTCTTGTGGCACTTCTGCTTCATCCATTTTTTCCATCATCGTATCAAAAGTTTCAAGTACATTCGTCGCTGTTAATGCGACTGTAGTAGCAACCTTACCATATGAAGTGTATTCAGAGTACAGTTTAGAAGCCATGTATTTGTCATGCTCAGGAATCGCTTCTTCTGTATTGAAAACTTTTGTAATATTGGCAATAGATAAAGCCATATTTGATTGGTCAATGTCCTGCGGATCAACAAGTGTTTTATATTCGCGATCATGTGTAAGTGTTTTAGGTTCCCACGAGTTATCAGCGCGTCGTGTGTAGCCACCTACAACATCGCGGTCAACATCAGTATAACCTCCAACAGCAATACGTGGAATTTGGATCGTTTTCGCTCCAGTCCATTTAATGATGCTATTGTTTGGTGAATTGTATAACGCTGCAAAGCTTAAACCTTGTGTGAATTTTTGCTGAAGACCCTCAGCGTATAATGAAGCATAATTAACAGTTCCCATATATTTAACATCTCCTATTATCTAATTTTAGTAATTCGCGAAAGCTGCTTTCCATTTATCAGCTTCAGTCAACGTTTGTTTCTGATGTTGACCAGTTGTAAATGTAGGCTTTGGAGTTCCTTGTGGTTCTTCCACTACACCTTTAAAATGAGGAAACTCTTCAACTACCATTTCGATAGCCTTTGTAATGTCTATATCATCACTAACCTTTGTTTTTGCTAGAGTAATAACTGCATTTAAGTTCTTTTCTTCTGTAATACCTGACTTAATCGCAGCGTTTTCTGCTTGCAAATTAAAAAGAGACTCATTCTTTTCTTGCAACTGAGTCTCAAATGCTGTTAATTTTTCATTTGTTTTTTCTTGCTCTGTTTTCTGCGATTCCTGATACTCATTCCAACCTTTTAATGATTGTTTTAGCTGATCTAAGTTCTCTACACCAAGTTTCTTCAGCAAAGCTGCTTCTTGTTGCTGTTTAGCTTCTTCCAATTGTTCTTGGGTAAAAGTAACTGGCGGTTCTGCAGGTGGTTCTGGGTTTGTTGGTGGTACAGTTTCTGGTGTCGCTACATTAGGCTCACCTCCTTCCGGTGCAACTGGTTGATTTTCTCCCCCTTCAGAGAAGAACTGCATTTCATTTAATCGTAATCTATATGGTTTTAGCATCGTAATTCCTCCTAAACAATTTGTTCGCGGTTATATTGGCGTTTACGCTTCGTTTGATTAATGAACTCTCTCATATTAGCTTGGCGTTGCGAAACTTTGTTCTTCGCTTCCTTCGCACCCTCTGCATCTCCTAACGCTTCCATAACCTTTACTTCCTTTTTCGCTTTCCTAATTTGTCGTTCTAAGCTTCTTTGTTGTTGGCTTTCCTTATATGCTTCTAAGTTCTCATCATTGTCGTACGGTTCATAACGCTTAGTCGATTTCCCTTGGATATAAGGATAGATGATATGACGACAATTCACGCCTAGTAACCCTGCCGCTTCACCATACGATGTGCTGGAGAACGGAGGGTATCTCTTGCTCTTTCCACTTTTAGAGTAGATACGTCCTTGATACGGAGCACAGCGTGGTCTTGCTCCAAGGTGTGAGCTTGTTTCAATTAGATCTACGTCGTATTCGTCCATGCGAGTCATCTGCATCTCATTTGCTACATTCTGACTAACAGAACGAGTAATCATATTCACATATGCTTCAGCACTCCAACGTTTACCACCTTTATCAATTAAAGCCGGAATCCCTCGCTGTGCCCATTCGGAAATAGTCTGCCTAAGTGCTTGTTGTGGAGTTATAACACCACCAAGTAGTTTACCTACTGTCTTGTTTAAAACATCAAGATAAACCTGTTGCGACTGTTTCAACATCGTTGTATTTACAAGATTCAGCGTATCTAAAGCTTGTTGCTCATAAGCGTTAAGTATGCCGATTAACGCGGCACTTGTATACATCGCAGGAGCAGCAACTATACTTCCCGCTTGTACTGCTTCCCGGTATAACGGTTCATGTTGTTCTACCGCTGTAAATCCAGCGGTTTCTAACATCTTCCGCACTTCTTCAGCCGTTTTACCACTATGACTAGCAATAGTACCCATTTGTTGTTGGTTCAACTTACCTAGCTTATTTAACTGAACTATTCGCCAATGTTGGTATTGTTCGAAGTTCTCAGCAGTAAGTAGCAATTCCCTGTCATACTTGAGCATTCTGGCCATATTTAAAAGCAACTCTTCTTCAATTGCATTGTAGATATCTACTACAAACATAGAGAGTTGCTGTAACTTCTCAGGAGGGAGTGCCATTACCCTTCATCTCCTGGACTATTATTCTGTTTTTTGTTGTTCATGCCGAAGAAGTCAATATTCTCAGGGATAATCATTTTATTTTCCTCTAGAATTTCTTTCAGTATTCTCTCTGCCTCTTCTTCAGAAACACCATGTATCTTCATAATGGCTAACTTTTTAGTAGTTAATCCATTCATAACAAGCGTAACTTGTTTATTAATCTCTGCCGTCTGATCTTCTGCTATAGAATCATCAAACGTAACAGTAACCTCATATTTATCTGTACTTTCAAATTCATCATATAAAGCGGCGATTTCGATAATAATATCAACTAAATCACGAATACCATCCTCAATAATCGTTTCGTGCGACTGCTTAGTTCTGAATGTCTTAGAGTTTTCACTTACAACTTCTGTTGCTGTTTTAACACCTTGCCCATCAAAGCTAAACGCTCCAGCAGAGAAACCGACTTGCGTAGATACATAGTTTAACAGTGCATTAATAGCAGCCGTGTGCTCTTCAACACGCAATTCTACCGATATATCTTGAATTTGTTTTGCTCCATCATCAAAGTTCATTGCTTCATAAACTTCATCAGTAGCATCAAAGTATCTCTGTGGTATACCTGTTTGTGGATCTATAACAGTTCTAATTGCTGAAGTAGGTACCATGATACGTTTCTTACCTAAAACAAACTCTCTTTGGAAGCTATCAAATGCAATATCAAGTGATTTCAGCGTGCCTAGTGCATTAGCATAAAGTGAGATTCCAAGCGGTGAAGTTAAATCCAAATTGTTTGCTGTATTCGGTTTGAAGTATACAAACATTGGTTTAGATAAGTTCTCGATCCGCACTTCTTCTTCCAAGTCAGGATATAAAGTAGATAAGGAGACTTTTACACCTAAATCACCTTGGTTCTTACTCTCGTATAACTCATTCTTGATAACGTATTCGCTACCTTCAACCAGGTGCCACTCAAGAAGCGTGTACTTTTTATCTCCCTTAGAGATTTCGTTAACGAATAATCCCTCAGTGATATGTTTATTGTCCCATGCGATTGGAATGAAGCAGTCTGCTGTAACATAGGAAAGTTTTATTCCTTCATCCCAGTAAACTTTAATTACCATTCCACCTAAAGCAAAGGAATACTCTAGATACCTTTGAAACTCTTTAATGAAGTTATTTTCATCCAGGGTATTCTTGATATTATCTGATAGTGTTTTATCCGATATATTGATTGAGCACTTCTCATTAAAGATAAGAGCAGCCATTTCTTGCGATATAACTTTAGCCATATTTAGCGAAGCCATTCTTCTACTCTTCTGGCCCTCAATCGTATGGTACTTAACGTTATGCCAATCATCATAATGACCACTATATAACGCCTTCCACATATCAATATGTTTGTATGATTCTTCATTAACAGGTATATCCTTTTTATCAGATATCTTTTTAATCCCTTTAATTAGGCCCATTTTATATAACACCTGCCTTATGCCGGAGATGAGTCTTTTAAACAACGCATCACCCCCTTACTAATATTTAAGGTTTAGTTTTTGCAGATTATCATTCACATAATACTGAAACGCATCGCATGTATGATCATCTACTTTAATTACTTCGGGATTCGGAGTTTTTAACGTCTTCGCTTCCCATTGGTATTTCTTATGTTCTTCATAAAATATCTTGTTGTTATCAGTATCCAAAATAAAAAAACGCCCTTGCGACAATAAGTCATAGACGTTTTCAATCATTTCAACTTTTCTCTTTTTAGCTATAGGATGTAGTCGAATACCATAATCCTTAAAATATTGATTTCGCAATCCACCTTCAGCAGAATCGATTGTTTGCATATCAATGTATCTGCCAAACTCCTTTGTCACACCAGTAACAAACTTATTTAGGTCTGCCGAGAACTCACTTGGCGCTCTCTTAACAACCTTATTTTCAGGTGAATAATAGTACGTATCTAGCAGTATGACGTTGCCTTTCTTCGTTAATCCAAAGGCTAAATAAGTCGTAGCAGACACCTGATGTCCTGTATCTATGGCGATATCAATGAGTATCAAATCATCGTCTTCTGGTAATTGATTAATCTTCTTAAAGTTATTCATGTTGTAAACCATATCACCTAAACCGATGACTTCTCCACCATACATCCAACGCCAATAATCCAAGTCATGTATCTTATACTTCTCAATCTTCCTAATCATCTGCTGAGATAAGAAACCTTTTTTATCATCCATGTATGTTGAATGATGAATAAAATAGTCCTCATCTCCCGCTTTGCTATCTAGCCACTCATTAATCCAACTGTATGGATTTCGTGGTGGGTTATATGAGAAGTATACTTTTACTTCCTTACCTTCAATTTCTTGACGAATGAAAGTATCTTCAACAATATCAATATCTTCTACGCCAGCAAATTCTGCCGCTTCCTCAAACCATAGTGCCATTACATAACCTTTAGCAATCTTTGCTGATTTGAGTTTTAACGGATCATCGCATCCGTAGAAATAAAATGCAGTGTTGGTCTTCTTGTGCCTGATTATTAAAGGTGATTTGCCGAAATAAAACTCACTTTCTACACCAAGCATATAAATAGCCCATTTGATTTGCTCATATATAGAAGTAGAAAGGTACTTGCCTACTTTCCTCAAGCAAACTACATTACCTTGCTCATCTTCAAGAAAGTCCGTTATAAGTTTCATTGAGATAACTGATGACTTCATAGAAGAACGTCCGCCTTTTGCAACGATATGTGACTGTTCAGCAAGCCATAACGAATAGAAATTGGTATTCATCAAGTCCATAATATTAACTGTCTTGGTCATTTTCCATCGCCTTTCTCATGGCTTCCTTATCGTTTACAATGATAACTTTACCACCATTACCATGATCGTCTGTTAGTTCTTTTATTTCAGCTCTCATCTTTTCGATGTGTACCTTTTGCACTTCCATCTGCATTTTGTGTCGTTCTTCTTCAATCTGCTTCTTGAAGTTATCTGGTACTAAGTCGAAGTACTGAGATAACTTATCCAGAGCCTTCATTTTGTCAGCAAGCTTAACTGATATTCCGTCACGCCCTTGTTTAACCTCAGTTATAATAGATCCGTCAACCATATCAGCCTCATACAAATCTACAAAGTTAACTAACCTCGTCACCTCATTACCATCATCATCCTGAATAGTAATCTCTCTCTGTCCAAAATTAAGGTAATTAGTAATATCAGCAAAGGCGATCTTAATGTACTCCTTTAGCACATCCATCGCTTCTACAAATACATTTTCAACTAACTCACCTTTAAGCTCCTTTATATAGGAAGAAACTCGTTCGCGCCTTAGTAATCGACTTGCCTGCACATGGGCACCATCTTTGGAGTAACCAGCTTTTAACGCAGCTTGCGTACCATTGAAGTATTTCACGTAATACAAACAAAAGAGCCGTTCCTTTTCGGATAGCTCCTCATCGTCTAATATTTCTTTTAATTTTTTCTTCGTTTTGGGATTTTCTACTTTGGTAATTACCTTTTTACCGGTGGTAATATTACCGGTAATATTTTCGTCCCATTTATCTTTTGATTTCCACTTTCTAATGAGAGAAATACTCTTTCCTAAATCTTCTGCAATCTCCTCAATAGGCTTTTCTCCTTTTGAGTCTTTATACATCTCAAATGCTTTATCTCTTTCTATACTTCGTCTACTCACGTCACATCACCCACCACCTTCGATTTAATAGGAAGTAACTTGTCATAACTCCTCCTCGTGGTAATACCTAATTATTATTTAAGTTATGCTTTTAAAAACTCATCAATCGTTTTATCCAACACACTAATAAGAGCCTCTCGACACTGTTTTGGTGTCATATCATCATTCATCTTATTGTGTAAATCTACAGCCTTTTCTAGTTTCTGTGGATCAATATGTTGTTTAACTAATTCTAATCCGATAACATTGTTGATTAACTGACCAACAACAACTGTTTGTTCTTGTTTATTTAGTTTCATTCATCTAACTCCTTATCATCATTATCCGCATATAAATCCTTTTCTTTAATAGGTCTTATGGGTATCTTTTTACCTGGCGTTCCATCCTCTTTCATTTCCACCATATACAATTTAATTTCAGGATCTTCACCAGTAAATAATTTCATTTGTTCTTTTGTTATAGGGATTACTGACTTAGGCTTCTTGAATGCTTTTCTAAAATCAGCAAGGGCCATTCGCTCACATCCTCTTATATAAAATAAAAAAGCAGCGGATTCGCTACTGCAATTTCTCTTCAATCTCTTTCAGTTCACCTTCTACCCTATATCCACACCTAAAAGGTTCAATGTAAATAAGTCTCTTGCCCTCTTCCCAAACTTGCAACGTATTTGCACCAACATCAGATTTAAATTTTCGTAACGCTTCATCCTGATCGATTGTCGTTAAGACTACTTTCGAGTTAATAAAACATCTGATCTGTTCAACAACATAAATTTTCACCAAATCACCTCAAAAGAATCTTATTTTTAAAAATCCATAACGAAAACTAATTTATGCAGGGGAATTAAATATTTATACAAATGACTGGTGATAATGTATCTTATGTAAACAAGGTTTTCGGGAAATATGCCGTCATATCAACGTTTGTGGCACTTTCGAGTACTTCTACCCACAATATCTTTTATGCATCGTTGATTTTACGCCATTTTCATCACCTAATCACCGTTATTTCCTGCATAAACTTCACCTTGTTAACTAACCGCATTTTCATTCGTTACTTTTTATATCCTTGGGAAAAAACATGTATTTTTCTATTGAATATGGTATCTAAGGAATACAGGTTACCTCATCTTTTAAACTATCTCTGTTAAGAAAGGAATGATATATATGAACTTCAAGAATAGTTCTTTCGAAATCAGTGTTTCGCCTGAGTTCGCTACAGCTATCGGTCAATTGATCGTAGCTCTTCATTTAGCAGGAATCATTTGATTCTTGCTTTTCTTTTTCGTTCGTTGTGTTCGTTTGTTTTGCAAAATGCAACACGTTTGCGCTTATCTTTCCTTGACAATACATATTCGTTAAACTTTATTACAATTTAACCGGATGATCGTCATTAATTATCATATATAAACGTACTAACTCGCTTCTAGCTGTATCGTATACAATACGTTGCGTACGATAGTCTCGCTCGATATCGTTCCCTTCAGCAGCAGCTTCTTCCTCTGCTTTACGAACTTCTGCAAGACGTTTCTCCATATCTAGAATTTCGGTATCAAGAAAATTCAACAACTTTTTCTTTCTAATGAACATATATCTTCACCCCTTATCTTTCCTTAACAACAAACAAGACGCCACCCAGATCACGGCAGCGCCTACGATAATTGCTATTATTTTAGTCATGATTTAAATCCTGAGATTTGATTCGGCACTATTAATACGTTGTGCAATTGTATCAGCATGAACTGAAATCTTAGTTTGAGGGAAACCAGAAAACTTATTAGTAAGTCTCTCCAACTTCTCCAATGCGGCCACACATTCATTAGCAGCAGCAGTTAACTCTGCAATATTTTCATTAGCTTCTTTTGTATCAACGTCTACTTTTACAGCAACAGTATTCTTTTTATCGTTTTCCATTAATTCCTTAACTCCTGCCGTTTTTGTAGCTTTATATCCGTGATCTTTAGCATATTGCTCAATGAAATCGTACATTTTTCTAACTTTAGATTGTTCTTCTGGTGTACACTCACCTTCAATTACAATTTCAAACTTAATTGTTCTCTCTTCCATCATTCATCCTCCTAATTGCTATTGGTTTAATCACTATTCAATCACTAGTCCTAATTCACGTTGAACTCCAGAGAACGAGTATCCATATGCATAACCTACAATACGAATACCTGCAGCGTATCTATGCTCTAAATCTTCATTGTAAGTTTTCTTGTAATACTCTAATTTAGAAACGATATTATGTTTATCATTAATAATTACCTCATCACTAGGGAAGCCATCCATTTCAATCTGTACAGCTACATAGTTAGCCTCTTCACTTGCTGCTTCATTAAAACATTGTTCTAATCCTTCTAATGTTAATTCCATCCTTATCCTCCTAACCAAATGTCCATTTTGTTCAAATCTACGTTTAATGTGTAATTTCTATATAACAAAGAAAAAAAGCACCCGTTATGGATGCTTTCTCTTAAATATTCGTATTCAACCACCTGGTTTAATTTCCGTCACTACATTCAACCACCTGGTTTAATTGTATTCATAATAATCCCTCCCAAATGTATCTATTCAACAAACAATTAAAATATCCTACAAAACAAAAAGCCCCATTACTTCTACTAATAACCCAAGTGAAACTTGAGCCTTCGAAGTAATCAGGCTTTTTTAAGGGGATGGGAGAAATCATTCACGAAAGGGGAATTTCGAAATGAATCAATTTAAGAGTAGTTTTCATACTCTTCTCCAAGCCACCGCATCAACTAGTATGGCTACACACCCTGTGTTCGGTGACTGGGAGAAGACTAAGAATCTTCTCGTTTATACTCCGTAGAGTCGGCCAATACTTCAGCTACCGCCTTTGCAAGCCAATATCGAATTATAAAGGATTTATATCAAGACGTATGTGTTTCTTCCGACGCCTTGTTTGAACCAATACACTAGAGGGACGGAAGGGGAATGTTTCCGCTGTATTGGCTCAAACAAAGAGTGGAACTCTTTGCCTAACGAAAGATGTGAGTAATTCGTTAAAAGTGTAAAGCATGTCGTCCGTACCGGTGAAGTGAAGCCTATTTTAATATTTGTTTTCTTTCCACAAACGCGATGTTCATTTAATCATAAATAAACCACCCCATTCCATTTCCAGAAACAAATAACAGAGAGTAATAGACTTATATTCACTATCAACCCAGAGGACGCATTCTAGGCTGAATGGTAAATATAATAGAAACAGTATGACGAATGCGAGTTATCTCACACCCGCCATACTGGAATATGTCTTAATTAGTTTTAATTAGTTTTAATTAGTTTTAATTAGTTTTAGCAATCCTTTTCTTCTTTAAAGGGAATCATACCACCCTTAACCACGGATTTTTACCGCCGACAGCCTGCACCTATACATTTTGTTGCAGTAACGTTTTGTTAATGGGGGTTATTCTGAAATGGATTGTGATCACAGAATAAATACGCTATCCCCTTAGTTATGTCGTTATCAAAGGGCTGTCTAAAGCTCGTTGATGAGCTTGTAAGATAATGATAATTTGAAAATCGCATTCATTTGTTCCTCACTTTCTTCCGTATTTGTTCCCATTTTGTTCCCGATTTTTTTTGTTTAAATCATACGTAATGCTGTTGCAATTGCCATGATCGCACTTTTCTTTTGATAGTAATACCACTTATGCTCTAACATCATTTGTGCTTTAATTAATGTGTCATTCATTACTCCACCTTTTAAATACTTCCGTTCAATAATTTCCCTTTGTTCAAGATCTAATGAGTGGTCTAGCGCCCTCTTAATTTGCAGATACTTATAATCATTCAGCTTCCTTGTATCACGTAATTCAGGGAACAATTGAATACTTTCCCTCTCACACTCGGTTTGATTCTCCATACGTACAGCTAGAGCTTTATAATCACGTAACACCTTTACTACTGCTTTTTGAATTAATTTGTACTCCTTATCATCGATTTCTGGAAAGAATGCTAATTGCTCCATCTGTAATCCCCCTATTTCTGAATTGGTCTTTTTACATTCACATCAGGTACGTGAAATTTTACTATCTGTTTGTTGAATAAGGGAACGATACTTACAATACAGCCCCCACCACACTGTGAAGCATTGTTCCGTTATCCATTAAGCTGTCTTTTTCCCAACTGTTATTCCACTACTAAACCGCCACCCATCATTTAAATGGTCCGTTAACTCCTGATACGTAAATACATCAAATATCGTAACGCATTGATTATCTCCAAACCCTGACTCTTTTCGGAACAACATATACTCTCTTGTACCTTCGTATCCTTTTATAACACTCACCCCTTCATGATCTTGTCCATTCACCTAACTTCTTGTCCCATATCACAACGATTAACTCCTGTTTGTTTAGGTACTCCCATAACTTCTTACGTAACGGAAATCCCTCGTTAATTGCCTTCTTGCTTCCTTTCACATCTACAACTTCTACACGTCCATCTGAGTACGTTATTTTAAAGTCTGGAGTAAACTTCATAGCTGACTTTTTCGACTTCCCTGACTTCGTTATACTGCTCTTAATCTCAAAAGACGGTACTAAGGTGTAGGATGGATGGCACTCAACATGAGTAACATCCTCCCGTCCCTTTAAGTACTTGTAATAGTTCATCTCTGATTGCGAATCAAAATCTATTCCGTCATAAGTTACTTTCTTTTGTTTAATACGTGGTGCGTTCTTTTTCTTGGTTGTTACCTTTCTCTTTCTGATCAACTGGTAACCTCACTTTCTATTAGAAGATTAAAAACTAGCTTTGAGATAAAAGCACAAAAAGTGAATTCCTAACGTTCTTTCTGGCGCATAATAACCTAACATAATGCCCCATGCTTCTTTATCAATTCCTATTTTGATTTCCATATCCATTTCTTCTTACCCCACTTTCTACTCCATTTGTTCTTTGCACTCTTCAAGAAAATCAATAACTTCCTGAACATGCTCCCTCGTCGTCATACTCTCCATCACGTATCCTGTATCGTTATAAACATTAACCTTATTTCCTGTGAACTCCATTCCACACATTCCATCTGCACCTAATAGCTTTACGTTATCTTCCATTCTTTTAACCTCACTTTCTATCCAAAGGATTATTTTGTTGAGTTTTAGATACTTTCATTGATTTTATCAATAAGCTCATTTAATTCCGATTCTGTTTCCATGTCTGCTGTATTATCAGCGATCTCCTGTAATTTTGTAGATAATGCTAATAAGAAACTAGTTGATGCATGCATTTCTCTCTACCTCCTACATTTTTTTAATTTGTTCATTTGTTTCTTCAATTGACTCCAACCATTGGTTAACAACTTCTTCTTCCGTTGCTCCTGATTTATTAATAACTAAATTTATATGTTCGTCCAGTTTTCTATATAAATCATACTTATCCATTTTTCTTCCTCCCCTGAATAAAACTCAATATTCCGTCAATACTATAGATGACATGGTAATCTTTCTCCATTACCTGAGCAGTTAGCTTTTGCTAGCTGCTCTTTATTTTTGAATACTAATCGTGATTTTGTACCATACTAACCATAAGCAGTTATCTTAGCAGTGATTTCTGCCCGGAATCTTTTGTCAAAACGGAGCGGTCAGTTTTTGCTAGCCGCTCTTTTATTTTTTTACAACGTCTTTTGGGCAAGCACGTAAAATGTATGGCAATTCTCCTGTTTTAGATAAACCAAAGTCCCCTAATCTCGATACCATTACCACGGTATATTCTTCTCCTTTATAGAGAACTTTTTCACCTTTTAAAATACCGTTATAACCAACTATCCTGTTGTATCCATACATTGTTACACCTTTTAATTTCTTATCAAGTTCAATCATTGCAATTGTCTTAATACCATCATTATTCTCTTCTGCTTCATGCCACTTTATATCTTCCAATCTTTATTCCTCCTTGAATAAAGCCCAAAATCTTGGCCATACTATAAATAACACTTAATGATTGAACTTCCTTCTTAACGTTTCTTTCGTAGAGCAGTTAGCCTTTGCTAGCTGCTCTTTTATATTCCTGTAATTCCTTCTCGAGTCTTTCAATATGTTCATCCCTTATTTGAACATCATCTTTTAAAAACTCAATTTCCTCTTTAAGTTTCATCCGTTCGTTAAACAATTGGCGATATTCGTGTATAGATGAATCACGACTTGCTCTAAGAAGCTCAATTTCTTTATTCCTCTGTTTAAGCTGCTTTACAGCATGATCGAAATCAGCTTTTAATAATTGATACTTTGTAGAGCCTTTCATCCTAGCACCTCATTTCTCTACAAAATGAAATTTCTATACTAATTACCTTCATCTCTCATAATCCAATTCAACCTCATTACTACCTGGTCCAAAATAGCTATTTGTTTATGGACGCCATCACGATATTCTTCACTATGAATTTTTGAAAATCCATTTCGGACCCGTTTTAAATTGGATGCTCTTCTTTCTAAATCAGTGATAAGCTGTTTAACTTCTTCAGATTTCAAACTGCACATCCTTTTCTACTCAAATAGCGTTTTTATGAAAAAGCTCGTTTAATCCTTGTATCAATAAATTCTCTGTCATTCCGCCAGCTATATCCGTCATAACATTTAATTTCTTCTAATAGATACTCCAATTCCTCCACACGACTAATTGCCTTATCAAGCAATTGCATCATATCCTGCTCATTAGTTAGATCATCATGAAGTACTTTCCATTTACTACTTTGACGAAAATGAATATTCCATGCTTGCTGTGGGGTGAATCCCATGCCCATTAATTCCTTCACGTTCTCCGGTATTTCGAATTTACAACTAATACTAATTTCCCGTGGGATTTCTACACTTTGTTTGCTTTCGATGTTGAAATTGAACTCAACGTCCTTGACTGCTGCAATCTTCACTGGCTTTCCATCTTTCTCGACGAAAAAAATAGCATTTTTAGTATCTTTAAGTGTATGATCCATATTTTTTCATCCTTTCAAATAACGATTTTGTTTAATTTCTAACTTTTATCACATTAGTTTTAAATGCTTCACCCTTACGGTTAAAAGATACAATATTCATACCATGATAATCTCTGTGCCACCGGAAAGTTGGATCTAATCTATTATTAAACTCTCCATCAAACTTTCGTATCGTTGAAATTTTGATATTCTTCATTCCCATAAAATTTTCTTCACCTATTTTTGTCATTTGTCTATTTCTTGTATGTCTCATCCGTTCCATTCCCCTCCATATCTTTTATCACTAAATGTAAATATTAAGTTGTAAATTTAATTTACTTAGTGCTATAATTCGAGAGATCGATAGTTACATTCACTGATCAACCTCATGTAATTTTAATAAAAGTTCTCGAGATTCAGCCCCTAACAGCGCACCGTTAGGGGCTGAATTCTTTCCAAATAAAGATTTTATTGTACAACTACACATACCTAAACAACATGCATACATTATGGTGTGTATTCATTCAATATAAGTTTTGGTAAGAGAGTTCTTTGGCAAGAGCTCTCTATTTTTAAAATAAGAATTTTGTTTAGTTCTTTATGCTAATTCCGATGTGATCAAAAGAGTTGTGTTTTCATGCCCATTGAAATCATTCAAATAGTCTTGTAAATTCAAACCCTTATTTTCTTCTAACTGAGCAACTGCACTTAAATACTTTCCAAATGCGATTTCTTTTGTAACTTCATCAACCGCACCTTCTTTTTGCACTTCTACAACTGACTCGCCTGCAACTTCTTCCGCATATACTTCACATGCTTTTATAACGTTTTCAGCCGCGACTAATGCCCAATATTCATGCTTATTAAACTCAAAGTATTTCATATCCATTCTCCCTTTCCATTCAAATAACTATTTTGTTCTATTTCACTTCACTAATAATGACTAGCACTCTACCTTCCATGTTTTCACTCCAAGAGTACACACAACCCGTTTCATCTAATACCGCTTCTAAACGTGGCAATACTTCTTGTACATCCTCTTTCTCAATAATCGCTTTTCCTTCACCAACTAATAAAGCATCTAAATATTTTTTTAATTTGTTCATGTTTACTTACCTCCATTTTTTATAAAATAACGCTTTTATTAAGAAATTTTATACGCCTTACAAATCCATGATTCATCTTCTTTATCCTCTGCATTGTCATCGAAACTGATTTCTATTTTTAGTTTCAGTCCATTTTCCATAACAACGATACTTTCATGAGACTTATCAAGATAACTAGTATCTCCGTCATAATCGTCTACCATTTGTCCCCAATCATCAGGAAAACTATCATAAAAATGCTCTACTGCACCTTCTATATTCAGATAATTTCCAAAAGAATTTTCATAAACCAAATTTTCTTCCTTTTTACGGTTCTTATTCCCTGATAAAGCAAACGCATAACGCTCTATTGATAGAGTGCGAATATCCCCTTCCTCCGTTAAAAAAATCTCAATTCTCTTTATACCTTCTTCCTTTTGTTTTTCCTTATTAACCTGTACATCTTGACCATCAAACTTAATCATTTATCATTTCCCCTTTTATACAAAATTCAAATTTGGTCTTACTTCACGCCTGTAGATCCAAAGCCCTGATTTCCTCTTTCTGAATCCGATAGCTCGTCCACCTCAACGAAATTAGCTGTTTCAACTGGTGCTATAACGCCCTGAGCAATCCTGTCACCTTTTTTAATCTCATATTTTACATTTGCGTAAATTCCACTATCATCATTAATCCCTAATGTAATGTGGTTTCCTATATATGATGTATTGCTGACTATAACTCCTACCTCACCTCTAAAACCGCTATCTACCGTGCCAAGTACTACTCTTAAAAATGTTTTACGTGATATCCCACTTCTAGGCCTTACTTGGAGCTCATATCCTGGTGGAATCTCAAATGCCAATCCAGTTGGTACAACTTTTGTCTCACCCGGCCATATAATCGTGTCTTCTGCTGCTACAAGATCAAAACCCGAATCTCCTGGCTTCGCATACTTCGGCAATTCCACATCTTTCACTCGCTTAATCTTCACTCGTAAATTCATTCCGTTCACTCCTTATAAGTAACTTTTCAATTTCTCTTTCTGTTTCTTCAACACTTCCAAGGAAAGTTGCGTTTTCCGTTTCTCGTTATTCAATCCAACCAAGTGATATTCCATCTTGCGAATCTCGCTTTCTACTACATTGAGTTCACTTTGCACCTGCACCGCAGTTTCTTTCTTCACGTAATCCCTCCTATAGTCCTAAATGCCCCATAATCTTTCCTATATTTTCATCAAACCCGCGGTATACTTCATCATCAATTACAAACGTTGGTAACGTATTGGAATTATATTTCTTAGTTAGCACTTCCATATGGTCTTCGTTCTGATCTACGTTTCTTTCAATTAGAGTCACATGAACTTCTGAAGGAAGACTCGCAAACATTTCCTTTGCTCTTTTGCATTTTGGACAAGAATTTCCTGTGTACATAACGATCTTAGTTGCCATTCTCTTCAGTCTCCTTCGCTTCTGCTAATAATTTAGTAATTTCGTAAGTGCCATGCTCTGTATATTTCATTGTTCTTCCTCCTTGTATTTAGATAAGATTGTTGTTAATGCTATTGCCGTTCCTTCATTCGCAATCCATTTCCCTCTATAGAAACCAGCGAGTCCTAAATCTTCAGCTTCGTAAGCCTTATCAGCTTCTTTTCTGTTCTCCACTGCTGATTGCTGTAACTGTTCGATATACTCTTCAATCGCTTCTCTCATTTTCTCCATCTCCTTTTAGTAGCCCCGCCAGTTCCTCGCATGACCCTTCATATAAATCACGCCCGTCAGGTAGCTTGTATATGTGATTATCAATTAATTTGTTGATTAAAACGTCTTGCTCCATGTTGCCTCCTAGCTGATTTGTTTCTTTTTCGTACTTCCTTGGTGGTTTTGTTGCTGCCTCGTACGGATCCATCTTCCTTTTTACCCTTTGATAAAACGCTTTACTATTAATTCCGTTCGCTTCTGCTAAAGGAATGTATCTCTCAAACCCCTTTGGCTTTGTCGCTGCTTCGTATGGTGTCATTCCTTCTTTTCGGCGGCGATAGTATGTCGAATCGCTTATCCCATTACTTCTGGCTAATTTCAGCATTTTCACATTCTTTTCTTTCCCTTCATAACTCGTACCAACTGGTGAAGTAATTGCGCGTTCCATCGTCCATCCATGACGTAATCTTTGGTCAAGCAACTTTTCACTCACTCCAATTGAAGCAGCTTGTTTAATTTCCTCTTTGGATGGTTTTTGATAGTTTATTTTTCGATATACAGTCGCTGGGATTGTTGCTGCCTCTTCTGGTGTCCATTTCCGACGTTTCCCATATAGAATCCTCGATCTGAATGTTTTGTAATCAATTCCATTCTTCTTTGCTAACTCAACGTACTTTCGATACTTTCTTGCGAATTCGCCACTCAATGGTTCTGTAATTGCCTGCTCAACTGTTTTCTTTCCTTTTTTAATTCGTTGATTTACAGTCTGCCTACTAATACCATTCTGTTCCGCTATTTTATATTGCACTTCCGTTGGTTTCTCCTTACTTTCCATTCCTTGTCACCTTCTTTTTCCTTACCCTTGACGATATTTCTGCTGCTTCTTTTTTAGTCAATCTTGGGACTGTCGCAGCTTCAATTGGTTCCCAAAAAGATTCTTTAATACGTTGGCGAAATAACCGATATCCAATTCCGTTTTCCTCCGCTATTGCTAGTTCTTTCTTGTACTTTTTCATAAATGATTCATTCACAGGTCGTGTGATAGCTTTTAATATGTTCCAACCTCGTATAATCCTCTGATCTACGTTGCATTTGCTAATACCATTGTTCTTAGCAATTTCATATTGTTCCCAAGTTGGAACTGGAAGGTAATTATTCTCCGTGCTTGCATATTCTTCTTCGGCATACCACCGATCTAAATCCATTTTCAGATTGCCTCCTTCTTAGCTCTATGTTTAATATTAGGTGGAGTCGTTATAGCGCGTTCTATCTCCCATTTAAGTACAAAGACTCTAGTTCTTACTGTTCGTTTTCCAATGCCGTTATTTAGTGCTATGCGGTATTGTGACGGCGTTATGATATCTGTTTTGGAGTGTGCTCTTTTCGTGCATTCTATTGGCGATAAAACTGGCGTCGTTGCCGCATCATCAGGATTCCAGTTGTAACGTTTAATCCTGGAGAAGAACGTATCATATGAGATACCATTTTGTTGTGCCAATTCCCATTGTTTTGCATACAGTTTTTTTAAACTAACGAATAAAGGCTTACTAATTGCGTCCTTTACAGTCCAACCATAAACATTAATCCGCTGATCTACCGTACACTTCTTTATTCCGTTACATTTTGCAATTTCATATTCTTCCCAAGTAGGAACGGGACTATATTCCATAAACTTTCACCTTCCTCACTTTAAATTAGTTACAACAACGTCTCCCGGTTTCTATTGGTGGAACAGTAGCTGCCAATTCTATATCCCACTTATAATTACGTATCCGTGAGTGAAATGTTTGATAGTTAATTCCATTTGCTTCAGCTAACTTAGCCATTTCTTTAATAAATTCAGATGGCTTTTTAACTGGTTTCGTGGCTGCTTCTTCTGGAGTAAACCCTAAATTAATTCGGCTATAAAATGTGTTGGGATTCATTCCGTTTTTCACTGCGATTTCTAGCCAGATTTCAGATTGGCTTTTTTTAGAAGCGCGTTTCTTTCCTGGTGGGGTTGTTACGGCCTCTACAACATCCCAAGCGCAGTTGTAAACACGATTTCTTAAAGTATTCTTATTTATTCCGTTTTCTTCAGCTCGTTGATAATCAGATTGACTTAAAATCCCCTTTTTCATTGCAATCCCCCTAATCTAAATTCATAATCTCCGTTAAAGTCCTTGCACTTACAACAGTTTTTATAATGTGAATCCTTCCATGCTTCGCTTTGGCATCGCTATTTGCAGCTTCTTCACTCTTTGATTCAAACCAATCAATTTTCTGTTTCTCATCCTGATCATAGAAGTGAACTTCATACGTAGGCGTTATAGCGTTATGGTTATTGCTGTGTAGAAACTTTTCTGAAGTACTAGTAGCTGCGTAATCAAAAGTTCCTATGACATCTTCAAACGAAAGTTGACCGCTTTTCACGATGCAATCCCTGATTTCTCTTCCTGCTGCATACGATGGATTTCCATCAGCCTCGCTATAACGGTATGACGCTTTCTATCCACTTCTTCAGGTGTTTGATTTGCCGCTTCGCAAACGCATGGTCCGAATTGATACATACCCATTCCAGTTCCGTTTTGAATTACTCCAGTACCATTACACGCGCACATAATCGTCATCCTTTCTTATTACGACTTCAATTCCCCGTTCTGATATTTGGGCTACTGCAAAAGCGATGTTATTGTGACCGGCTATTTGTAAACGTAGTTTATTAAAGATGTATAGTAATTCTTTGACTGAAAATTCAATCTTTTTACCTGTTGGTTGTCGTAACAAATGCCCTTCCATTTTTTCGAGCACATCTATTTCTATACTTTTCATATCTACTTCTATTTGTTGTTGCACTTCCCTTATACTCTTGCGGTACCCGTAACGCTTGCCAACAGATTTTATTAAGTCAAACAACGTTTTTGAGTCAATCCTTCTTACAGTTGGATCGCCATAGCAAATTGAGCAAGCTGTCATTTCCTTCTCTTCAATACGTACCTCGTGTATATCGATGTTATCAATTGCTGCACCGCATATATCACAATATGGTTTAGATGGAGCTTGTACATCGTCAAATAGCATTCTTATATCCCCCTTTAAATTAGAAAGGTAACGGTTTCTTACGTTTATCAGGTGTGTTTTTAAATGTCATAGCAGCCTTGCAACCGAGTATTCTAGATGTAATTCGTTGATCGTAGCAATATGAAATAGCTGCTCCCACTAAATTTGTGGCAATTCCATTCGCTTTCCCTTGTCTGCCATCGAATATGGTCATGTACGTATCGTTCATATATTTAGTTGCTCTTTGAAGACTCGTAATATCCCCTTCACCTTGCGCATTATGAAACTCTAATGCTTTTAAATTGATATCCCGGTAATCTCCTAATGTAGAGCCGAAATCATCAAATATTACTACATCAGCATCGATTATTTTCTGCAAGTAATCATCCTCTGATATATCTTTTTTACTAAATGTGGATTTCAATTTTTTAAACAGGACACTTTCACTTATAAATAAAACTGTTTGTTTGCCATTCTCATTAACTTCTTCAGCGATGGCATGCATTAAATGACTTTTCCCTCTTCCAGCGTCTCCAGAAGCTACTACCGTATATTTTAGATTCTTAATAAAATTTTGAGCATGTAGTTGGGCTTGTTCCTTGTTAGTTCTTTCCTCAGCACATTCTGGAATGAAATTCTCGAATGCCGCTCGCATAATCGTTGGATCACTAATTAAACTATGATTATGAAAATAAGCTTTTCTTTTCCGTTCCTCTTCACCTTTGTAATACTGGTTGCATTCTTCAAATAATCTGTCATGGTCTTTTTGTAAATAACACTTTGGACAAACTTCCTCACCTTGAAATATCATCGTTCTTTGTTTTATTCCCTTAGCCTGACATACTTCACACAGATTAGAAGTCAAATTCAGTTTTTTGGTAGTAAACATTTCCGTTGCTTGCAACTGGATCATTATGTTTCGCTCCTTTGTTTCGGTTTTTATATTCAGTTTCTAAAGCTTTTACATCATTTAAAGTCTTAATGTTATTGTTAGCCCACTGTTTTAATATCCCCTCAGCATACTTCCATTTCTTTTGTTGCTTTAATGCACGTTCCATAGCAGCTATAACAAGTTCTTTGCTGGTATCTTTAACCCATTGTTCTATGTTGTCTGCCATGAACGGATTTAGAACTCCAAAGTTATTTTCATAGAATGCGAAGATGCTATTACTACTACTTTGTAAATTAGTATTTTGTTTATTAGTACTTAGTTCTTTAGTATTTAGTAGCATTGGATTTTCCACTGGTGGCTCGTCCACTTGTGGTTTTCCCACTAGTGGGTTTTCCACTGGTGGATTTTCCACTTGTGGGATTTCATATATAATCGTTTCCCATCGAATGATTTTCCCTTTTTCATCTTTAACAGGAAATCTCTTAATATATCCATGTTCCTTTAATTCTTTCATTCCAGATTTCAAACTATCCAATTTATCTTTTGCATGTGTAGCAACTTCCTCCATATAAAAGACCCAGTCATCTGGCAATGATAAGATATAAGCTAAAATTCCTTTCGCTTTCCAAGTTAATCGTTCATCGCGGAGACCTGTATTATTAATAGTTGTATAGTTTTTATCTTTGTTTACTCTAAAAGTTGCCATTTAATCCACCTTCTTTATCATTAAGAACGAATACTCCGTTTCAATTTCATAACCTGATAATCTGTATTTTCCTTTTCCGAAATTCTTGTTCATGTCATACTCATAATCTTTCCAAACCCTTCTACGAGTTTGATATGGCCTAACATGATCATAACCACGCTTTTCTAAATCCCTAACTCTTTTTAATAACTTTCCTAAATGCGGTCCCTTCAGCAGAATCGGTTTATTGATATCTTCTTTCCAGCACATGTTATACACTCTCTCTTTCGCATACCGCTATGTCGCCTTTAATTTCAATGATTTTGTAGCCTGGATAGCGTTCTGGAGTAATATATTGGGATGCCTTCAATTTCGCTTCTTTTACATTTCTTACGCCCTCCCATACCCATGAAGGAAGGACGACTTTCGATTGATTTTTATCTAACATAGGTTTTGCTCCTTAGTTTATTTGTTTTATTAAATTAATAGCTTGACCTTGCGGCTTATCGAATACTACTTTTAATGGTTGAAATAACATTGACGACATTTGTAACATCTCATTTTGTTCATTTGTTAGTGCTACTGGATATAACACTCCATCCTTGCAATACATTAAAACTACTCCATCTTTCATTTCCACATTCCTCCTTATTTACTTAGAAGAAACGACTTGATATAATAGAGGTAGAAAATATTGCGTCGTTTCATCAAACCGTCGATTAGGGGTAATCGGCGGTTTTTATTTTGCTTTGATGTTAGTTTTTAGCTAGCGGATTCATCGTCCTCCCCCCTTTCTTGATGCTGTACGCATCATCATGACCAGAAACGAGGTGGAGGGAGAAAGGTGTCCGCTCCTGATCATGATGACAAGCACAACGCTTGTCCTATTTAGCCAAAGTGATAAACTCCTTATGCATTTCCTCAACCTTATCTGCGCTGTTATGTATCCCTCTAGCTCTTAAATCCCTTATGATCCATGCGAGTTTCTTTTGTTCGTCTACTTCTCGTTGCTGTTTATCCATCGCTTTATACATTTGTCCGCGTTTGGATTTCTTCCTTAATATCTTCAAAAAATTCAATTTCACCTTTAGCGGTTTTATGATATTTTATTTCGTTGTCTGAACCGACACGTAACCTTTTGTTGTAACATTCCAATATAACTTGCGTAGTCGTACTGTGTTTTGAAACTCCTCTTAATCTCTCAGCAATTAAACCTGATTTATCAAATATTCTATTTGGATCAAAAGATTTCAAACGATATAATGTATACAAAGATCTAGCTAGGGACCCATTATTTTCAAGAGTTGTTCTTTGAATCAATTCTTCATAAAATTCCAAGAATGATAATAAAAAATCATAATTTACAAATTCTAACTGCCCATGCTTAACTTTTGATTGTGCTTGTGTAATGCTAGTTGTATTAAAAGCTAAACAACAAAGCGTTCCAACTTTTACACTGTAGTTTTTAAGTAGCTTTTTCATTTTTTCGTATTCCTCAATTCCTTCTTCCGCAAAACTGTTAATGAAGTCTTCCATTGTCCATTTTGCACTTGTAGTATTGATTGAAATAATTTCTTTTTTACCAGCACCTTGTAGGATAATAAATGGAACTTTCATTTTAAGTTTTCTTGCGATTTCTAACCGATGTTGTCCATCAATAACTTCATATTTCTCATTAACAATAATCGGAACTAAAATTCCAATTGCTTTTATTTCTTCTGCTAGTTTTAAATTCTCTTTAATTTTTCTGTTGTCTCTCTTGTAAATAAAAACATCATAATTGGTTGTTTCTAAAACTTGGTTTGCGATGTTAAATTCCATACTAAATCCCCCGATTCTTTCTATTAACGATTGTGCTACATCAACTTTGTTTGTCATTTCTCTTCCTCCTTCATATACTTTCTATCTATCCAATCCATCAGATGAATGAATCCTGCGGTTAAAATGACAATTACCAGAATCATTAAATGTGATAATGTGCTTTCTTCCATCATTTAAACCGCCTCCTTTCCAAGAAACTTATTAATGAAGTAAAGTTGACCTTTTCCCGTGACTTTTGTGGTAAACGATGTTACAAACTCGCCTTGGCTATTTGTTCTTACATATTCTTGTGATTCAAATAACTCTAAATCCATTGAATACTGTGTTGGCGTGTTGTAAAGACTGCCTTTCTTCTTGCAAAGGTATCCGTTTTCTCTGAACCATTCGAAGAGTCTGTTTTGACCTGTATCGATTCCTTTTTGTCTCATTAAGTTTGCTAACTGTTTGACGGTTATTAGGTTTGTTGATACTTGCACCGCTTCAGCGAATGTTACAAGTGGCTGTTGTTGTAAGATTGTTCGTTCCGCTTCAACTCGTTTTGCTTTCTCTTCTTTTAAGTTTGTAAGAAGTCCAATCATGAAGTCTGGATTTGTTACCGCTTGTTCCAGGACTTGATCTGTCATGTATGCTCCGTGTTTTCTAATAGAAGGAAGCACTTCTTCGAATACCCATTTTTCGAATTGTTCCGCTTGTGGAAGTTTCGATTTTACGATTAAGCGGTATAAGTTAGGTTCGTTAATGTATTTCTTTTCTTGCATCCGTCCAAGAGAATCAGCGACTCGGTGATTTACCGACCCATCTTCTTTGCAATGTTGTCTAACTGCATCTTGTGGCCTTTTGTATCCTAATGCAGTTGCGACATCTGTTGCCGGGAAGTATTCCTTACCCTCTTTAATAAGAATTTCTAAGTTGCCGAACATGTTATGTGAGAATTTTTTAAGTTCGTTCATTTGGTTTACTCCTTTCATTTTGTAAATCCTAGGTTTACTTTAATTGTTAAAAAAAAGGTCTTTCGGATTTTCCTCAAGAGCAATTGCGATTTTCTCTGCTAAGTCTATTTTTAAAGTTCTTTTTTCATTTTCAATGTACCAGTAGTGCATTTTAGTGATTCCGACTTTATCGGCAATGTCTTGGCAAGACATCCCTTTTTCTAGTCGTTTTTGTTTTAACTGCTTCAAGTTATTTCCTCCCTTCGTTGCCTGTGATTTCATTATAAGTAAACCTAAAGTTTATTTCAAGTGCTTTTTAAAAAAAAACTCGAATAAATTTTATCTTGTGGTAAACACTATGTTTACTTTATACTTTAGGTATCATAAACACTTATATAAAGGGGACGTTAATGTTGATCGGGGAAAAGATTAAAGAACTCAGGAAGAATAGTAAGATTACACAAGAGCAATTAGGTAATGCTATTGGTGTATCCAAGATGGCTATTTCTTATTTTGAAAAAGGTAAAAAATCACCTGGGCGAGAATCATTAGAAAAGATAGCGGATTATTTCGGAGTAACTACAGACTATTTATTAGGGAGATCGGAAGACCCTGAATTAAATGAACAAGAAGATAAAGCTGTATCTGAAGAAGGAAAGAATATAATGTCTTTAATTGAGAGTCTTCCAGAGGATGAGCGAAAGAAAGCTTGGGAGCAATTAGAGATGTACGTTACTTATATGCAAAATAAAAAGAATAACTAACCAAAGAAGACTACCTTATGCGGCAGTCTTCTTTTTATGTATTTGGTTTTTCTTTATATGATTCATCAAGGACAATCTTTAGAATATCCTCCGCTTTAGGATTCCCCTGTTTTAACCCTAATTTTGCAGCCATTCTCACTAATTCTTCTTTCGTCATCGCTAATTCCCCCTGCATCCTCTTTTGTATATTTTTGGAATTAATTACTTTTTTGTCGTTTCCCTTAAAAGGGAAATTTCTCCGTAAAATACGAATGACACCGCCAATTAAGACGATGTCATTTTAGATTTATATTTAATTAAAAGCAACTAACTGGTAATTTCTACCAACCTCCACCTGGATCCGTCATCATGCGTTGAACAACAGGCTCAGATGCTTCTTGTTTATTATTTGTTTGTTGGTTATCAGCAGAAAAAGTGAATAACCCCGCTACTAATAAAATTGGCAATAAAGCTAATATTTTTTTCAATATTTCCACCTCTTCTTTCGAAGATAATTATACCATTTTTTTAAATTAAACCCAAGTATATTTTTGGTAATTGCGAATAATGGATATTACCAGACTTTTGGCACATCAGTAAGGACTTTCTCAGTAGAGATTCCCTTTCTTCCCCTTCACATGTAAGAGCATAATATGCGGTTTGGATATCCGTCCATTCTCCGTTTTTCTCCTTTAAGTCTAATAAAATCTTTTTAGCGCCTAAAATATCCCCTTCAAGTATCATTGAATATGCCTTTTCGCTTGGATGTACAAACTCCAAGGTATTCAAATCTCTTTGATGATGAATTTTCAAGAAAGATAAGGTTTGCTGAACAAGTTTCCATTTCTTTTCTAATCCTTTGCAATTAGGATTACCTAATAACTCTAATGTTTTCTCTAAATAAAACTTAGCGTTGTCGTAATTATCAGGTTCGAATATTAATGACTCGCCTATTTTCAAGTATGCATTTAGTTTTGGCAGTGAGAAAAAGTCATCCCACTCTAATTCATCCAATATATCTCGACATACGGAACGAGATTCAACTATTTCGCCACCTTGTAAAGAAGTTACTGCTATTGCTTCTTTATATCTTAATAACAAACATTCTTTTATAAATTTATTTGTTATTTCATTTATTTTTTCACTAACTGACTTCAGTCTCTCGTATAGCGTTTTGTAATTCCCTGACTGATATTGTGCCTGGCATAATAAGATTTCTGTCAAAACTTCCATTTCAATTGTTTTAACGTTTTTATTCTTTTGTCTTAATAACCTGAAATAAGTTGAAGCATCTAAACCAAACTGGTATCTTCGATAGATTATTTCGTATACTTCCGCAAATTCTCTATTTTCGGCAACATCAGAATGAATCTCTTGATCTATAATTGCTTTCAATAATTCGAATTTACCTCTAATAGCCAAATCTTCCATAGCTTCTCTTAAATTTTCAGGTTTAGGGTCTGTGTTCGTTATATAGTCATTAACAACTTTCGCCTGTGAAATCAAACTCTTTTTTAATAAGATAAGCGTCTTCGAAAGATATCCGAAACTAATATCGTTAGCTCCTTTAAATACTTTGGTAACTGTAGCAGGCTTCACTCCCCAATAATCAGCTAACTTGTTTTTCTTAATTCCAGCTACATATAACTCTCCTTCAAGAACATTTAAAACTTTCCACACTTCTTGTTCCTCCCTTTTGGAACAAAGACGCTTCGCTCTTTTCTCAACTTTTAAAACAGGAATTTAATACCATAGTAATGCTTTAATAATATCGGCATGTTATAATGTAAGTGTTACTCGTGTAGTGACCGAAAAGAGACTTATGGCAGATGTTCCCCTTGTGAGTCGGGCGAACGGTGTAAGAGTGGTGCGAACACTACTTACACACGCTGTGAGTCTTTTTTTCGTTCCGTTTATTATATTTGTTTTCATAATATCACATTTTTGGCAAATTTCAGTCATGCAGTTATCAGACAATTATTGAGAAAGTTGTAAAACCGTTATATACCAACGTTTATCAATTGATTAAAAAACAGAATATGCAATTATACATATAACGTATGAAGACCTCACATGCATATTTTACCACAAAATCGAACTTTTGTTCTAATTAATTTTACACAGACTCAAAATGAGTCATTTAATTGAATTAATGTCACAAAATTAATCGTTTTATCCAAATATATACCATCCACTTCCCTCGTTCGCTTATAATTGTCACAGATAAAAAAGGGCGGTGAATAGTCATTGCTTAATGAACGGCTAGTATATTTTCGCAAGAAAAATAAATTAACTCAAAATGATGTTGCTCACTATTTAAATGTTGTTCGTTCTACATATACCAATTGGGAAGCGGGAAGATCAGAACCTGACATTTCCACTCTAATCAAAATTGCTGATCTATATAACATTAGTTTGGACAACTTAGTTGGCAGAGAATATCGAATTCCACCACAAGTCGAGGTTATTTTAGACCAAATTTCCGATTTAGACACAGAACCACAAAAGAAAGCACTAAACCTCTTAGTGGAATATACATACTTGGCGAAAAAGTATTTTATGTAGGTCTCACACTCCTTATTTTAACGTATAAACACCTTTAAACATCAAGGTAATATGAATCCTCTATTGAAGATTCTAAAACAAAATACGGAGCGTTGCAGCGCTCAATATTTCAAATTAAAGATATTGTATTTGAATCCATAATAAAAGAAATCATTTCCAAAATAAAGAGGTAAAATTTTACATAATTTTACCATATTAACCAATGAGGGCTTCGGCTCTCTTTTTTTATTTACGTTCGACAAAATATGACAATATTATGATGGATTGTTTGCTATGATAAGCTCGGAAATCTTACATTTTACATAATTGGAGGAAAGAAAAAATGAAAAAACCGTTCTACAAAAAATGGTGGTTCTGGGTTATCGTTGTTATCGTAGTACTCGGAGCTTATGGTAATAGCAGCAAGGATACAGAAGATACTAAAACAGCTTCTACTGAACCAAAACAAGAGGCTAAACAGGAAACAAAAAAGGATGAGCCTAAGAAAGACGAAGCTAAAAAAGAGGAACCAAAGAAAGAAGAGCCTAAAAAGGAACTTTCTAAAGAGGGTGAATCTTCTAAAGTTAAAATCGCTGTAGGTTCTGTTGAATCAACAGATTCAGTAGGTGGCCAATACTTAAGTGAAAAAGCGCAAGGTGTGTTTAAAGTAGTAGAAATCTCTATCACTAACAACCAAAAAGACGCTATCACTGTCGATGCTAACAGCTTCAAATTAGTTGATAATCAAGATCGTGAATTTAAATATTCTACACAAGCTCAAACGGCTTTCGATGTAGGTAACGGCGGTAAATCTGATTTCTTCTTAAAACAACTTAACCCTGGACTAACTCAAACAGGAAAAATCATTTTTGATGTTCCTGCTGACGCACAAGGCTTAGTATTAAAAGCTCGTGGCGGTATGATGGGTAAAGAGATTAAGTTAAAAGTAGAATAGTTGAAGGCACTCGAAAGAGTGCTTTTTTTTTTCTCAATAAACGATATACATAAATATGGTAAAATTATATTTGCGAGATACATATTATTAAAATTAAAGTGGCTCAAGTCGGAGGAAGGCACCTTAGGGTGTCTTTTCTTTATGCGTTCATTAAGTAATTTGTCGATAAATACTTACTTTACTTTTAAATCAATGTTTATTATAATAATCTCAAATATCCAAGTTACTTATAAACATTGATTTAAAGGCGTTTACTAAGTAACTTTTTTATTTTTACTAATTACTTAATGGAGGTATTATCATGAATGTTTATTTAATGAAGACTTATCAAGAATGGGCGGAACGTTTTATGAATAACGAGAAACCTTTTGTAGCATTAGATGAAAACGGAATTAACCTTGATTATGGAAAATTAAGTAGTGCTGGTAAAAGTAAATTATTTAAAGATTTAGATGAAAATGCAGAAAAAAAACGTCGTTGGGGTCAAATCCAAACATTCTTTGATCGATTTTATGATAAAGTTATCCCGCATGATATTATAGTTATCGGAACTGGCCAAATGACGAAATTTAATGTATTTGCCATTGTACGAGTAACTAGTGATGCATACTATGTAAAGTCTTCGGATAGTTGGGATTCTCGTCATCGTCGTGATGTAGAAATTTTATGGCATGGAGAACCGTTTTTAGTAAAAGAATGGGGATGGGCACGAAGATTAGAAGCGTTAGACACTACAGATCGTTTAAAAGAATTCATTGAAGTATATACAAAATTAAAATAAATTATAAGGGCACCTTAGAGTGTCTTTTCTTTATGAAACTTAACTAATATAAATTATTCATTAATGCACACCACCCCTGCGCTTGAAGTTATGTTATATTGCATGATATACTTTAGATAAGATAAAGATAAAGATAAAGATAAAAAAGAAGCCTTCCAGTGCTACCAACACTGAAAGACTTTGGATAAAATATTACTTTTACTTTTTGGAGTTTATGTGGGCCGCTAGGACAGTCACTACCAATGACATCATGCCTAGTACAACGTTAGCCATTGCGCAAACCGCAATAATTGTTGTTGTATCCATAATACTCACCACCTTTCACATCCCATCGTACACAACTACGATGGGATGTTTTCATTATACCATACACACCCCTTAAAACCTGAATAGATATGTTACATTATCTGAAAAAACTTTTAAATTTCTTCATTTAAACCAATTCATGTATCGCTTGTACCCTTAGTATACAAATTACAATAAAAAACTTCAGATAAATTGCTTATTAAATTTCACGTACTATATCCGTTGTGTAAAACCAAATTCTACAATAAGGCCTATTCTACCAAACGTCCCCTTATCCTCTAACCAAGCAAGTAGTAAATCCTTTATTTATTCCTCTATCTTAGTAAGTCATTCCCCTAGATCTTAAACAATCTCATGTTTTCCATCTTTTCTTCGTAATTAAGCTTGACTGGAAGTTTTGAAGGTTTTTATCATGTGGGAACGATTAAGGAACACGGCTGGAAGGCAGATTTATCCCCTACTTTGAAAGATCACGAAAAAAGTAATCAATCAAAATAGATGGATAAGCGTCTTGTTTTCGCCATGCGGTCACTTATAAGGTATCCGTATGTATAGACCCTGTTCACTCAGCGATTTTCACCGCATACATCCTTTTTCTATGGCTTGTCCTTGTAATATCGTCCCTACACGACAAACTGAATGTACTCCCTAGCACCGTAATGCTAACGATAACCACCCGAACCTTTTAGAGAATCGTCCCTGGGCAAGTTCTCGCCCTCCCTCACCAGAAGAACAGGATTCCAATGAGGGGTGCTGTTTTTGTAGGCGCATACTCTGTACCCCCTGCACGACCAACAGCTAGCCACGCACGTAACACGTTCCTCCTATATGGATAGCAGCACGGAATTACGGCTTATCAGTTTTTATTTACGTGGTTTCAGGCAATTCCACGCGAACAAAAAACAAAAAGGCATCTCCAATTCCTAAATAGCCTGTACATTCACAAGACTTCTAGGTTTAGAGATGCCCGTTATATATCTTTTGGACTACAAAATAATCAAAACTAGTATTTACTAGTTGATATTTATCCAAACTATCGATAAAATGGGTATATCAAAGAAGCCTCGTGAAAAGGCATAGTTGTTTAAGGTTAGTGGTGGTACACTACTTAAACGTTAACACTGTGGTTGAATACAGTTTATTTCTAGTCAAGTGGTGGTACACTTGCTAGAGCTAGTCATTCCCGCTATCGGTTGGCGCCAATAGCATACGGGAGTGGCTTTTTGTTTTGTGTTCATATTCAATTGTTTTAAATTTTGTTTTATCGATCTTCTTGATCTTCATTTATGTAAAATATCAAATTCTGTTTAGATTTGTAGAATGATGCTTGTTGTTTATTACGTTACAACAAGCTTTTTTGTTTGTAAATACCTCTATAAGTGGGTTTATGCCATCTTGTTAACTTAAACGAAGGATACAAAGATAAAAAGATACATTTATCCTTAGATACAAAGATACATTGTATACCTTTGTGTATCTTTAGATACAAAGATAAAAAGATAGAAAGATAAAAAGATACATCAATTATCATTGGTATTATAGGATTTTTATTAAAAGTTATGTACACGAAAAATAAGGTTAATCTATTAAACATAAAAAAAGATACATTTATCCTTTTACTTTTTGTACAAGCACGTGTTATTATCAATTCGAAAATAAAAAGATAAAAAGATACATTTATCCTTTGTTACAATTATATTACAAATTTAAAAGGAGCGATTCCTGTGAAAAAAGGATACGTCATAATCAACGCCCAACAAAAAGGTGGAGTTGGAAAAACAACTGATTCGTGTATGGAATCTCTTGTGGCTTCTTTAATCTTTAATAAGAAAGTTTTATTTATTGATACTGACCTTCAAGGGAACGGTACAACATTTTTAGCGAAATCATTTAACATTACTGAAATGCAAAAGACTTTAATGAAGTGTCTTGAAGAAGGAGACTTATCATCAGGGATTGTACATCTGCATGAAAACTTAGACATGATTCCATGCGGATATGACATGAGGAAATATGCTGACTTCTTAATTGAAACATTCAATACAGTTGAAGACAGAACTTTTTACCTTTCTAGATTGCTAGAAAAAATTAAATATAACTACGACTACATATTCATCGATATTCCGCCTTCAACAGATTTAAAAGTGGATAATGCGATGGTAGCAAGCGACTACATTATTGTTGTTCAAGAAACTCAACAATTTTCATACGAAGGAAGCCAACGTTTAATCTTTGAATACATCCAAACATTAGTTGATGACTTTGGTTCACTCGTAAAAATGCAAGTTGCTGGAGTACTTCCTGTATTACTCCAACAAAAGCGTGCTTTACACAAGGAAATCGTTAAAAGTACAATCGCTACTTTTGGTGAAGAAAATGTGTTTACTACGATTATTAACAACCATGCACGTTTAGAATGGTATCCACGAATCGGGTTACAATTTGAAGATCATCATGATAAGAGAATGCTAGCTTTATTCTGCGATATTTTCTGTGAGTTAGAAGAAAGAATTCACCTTTTCGAAACTGAGGGAGATATTGAACCGGGATATAGATATACACAAAAGTATTTCGTAGAAAATAAACTTACTAAGTTAGGGAAGGGGATTGACATAAGTGGCTTTAATCAAAAGGGAAACACCGCAAGAACCGAAGATAACGCAATCTGCTAATACAGAGCGAAATGTTCAGAGTACAAATAACAACACTACACCCCAAAAGAAGGTTTTGACAGCACAAGATAGAAAAAACATAAAAGTAACTCCTGAGTCATTTAGCAAAATTAAAACTATTTGTACGATGAAGAGTATGAAGAATTACGAATTTATTGATGAAATTTTAGAGTTTTACATCGCTAATAATTTAACCGAGCGCGAGCAACGTATACTTAAAAATATAACTTCTAATAACAAGTAGTTATGAGGAAATCCCGTCCTCATAGCTTTTCTTCATGTATCTTTTTATCTTTGTATCTAAAGATACATGTATCTTTTTTGAAAATCGCTATTATTTACAAATACTAAATAGGAGTGGTACCTGTGGAAAATAAGAGTAATTCTTTTGTAGTGACTTTGACGCCTATTACCGAAAGTTCAGATTCAACTATTCAAAGCGATCATACTGACATGGAAAAGGAAAAGCAAGACAGAACTTACTCAGAAGAGGGCAAGCTCTTTGAAAAGCCTAAGAGAAAACTTACTACGAAAGAGTTGCCGAAATCTTTCCGTGTCTCATTAGAAACACATACGGCAATTTCAACACTCGCTACAATTGAAGATATGAAAATTTATGAAGTTATTAATATGTTAATCGAAGAAAAAGTTGCCTCATTACCTGCACCAAAACAAAATCTAGTAAGAAATGCTGTAAAACAAGTACTTGAAGTAAAGAAAAGTCGAGAATAGGTATGAGTTTATAAAATTATTTCTGCAAGAAAATAGGCCCTACTTTGTGTAGGGCTTTACTATTTTAAGGAATTAGATTCTCACCAGAACTTCCACCAAGGCTTTTTCTTCTCTTTCGCAGCAGCAACCTCATCCCGAAACTCCTGCATCAATCTCTTCGTTTCCTGCATCTCACGTAGCGTCTTCATAAGCGTCTCATCCCGTGCTTCCAATCGTTTTTCCACTCGTTCATTATGCGCTTCTACACTCGCCTTGATTTCCTCGTTACTTTGCTTCGCCTGCTCACTTAATCGTTTCTCCATCGCTAACATACTCTGATTCATTTCTTGCGCCATAACGCTGTACTGTTCCTGTAATTGCTGTTTAATATGGAATGGCACTAAGTCCGTTTCCTCAGATTCCTCTTTAATTAGATCCGGATTAACCTTTTCTATTTGCTGCGCAATCATCTTCGCTGCCTTCTCTAGCGTCATACCGTCATGCTTACTAAGCTCAATTAGCTTCTCAATCACCATAATGTCACTGTCTGTGTACTGGCGTCTGCCACGATTATTCTTCTTCACTGCGAATCCTTCTCGCGACAATACTTCCATGTACTTTCTAAGGGTGCTATCACTTATTCCTAGCCTTTTATACACTTCACTAGCAGAATAAACAATTTCGTCCGTCATAACGTCACAACACCTCCTAGTGACAATATTCCATGATGGTTAGGGAATTCCTGCAAAGAAAAAAGCCCAGTTTAGGGCTTTTAATTCTATATCTCGTATTTGATTCATAACATGTATATTGCCTGTTACCCCTGTAACTCTTCCCAACTTCGACCGTACAATTGGGTGTGCTGTTTAGTTAAGGAAGAGTTACTTCTTCATCAAACATAAAAACATTCTTTTCTGATTTGTGGGGCATAACTCAAGTAATCTCATAATATTTTCAGCGTCATCCACGCTATTTGCATTGATAATATTATTTCTCCACATCCATCGTTTGCTGTCTCGTTTACTGTGATAAACCGCTCCGCTGTTATCATTAATCCATATTTGATTATTACATCCTAAGACATCCGCACGCATCCAATGTTTTTTA